TCAGACGATCACGCCCTGGCTGCGCAGGTAGTCGTCATAGCTGCCGCTGAAGTCGGTCACGCCGTTCTCGCCCAGCTCGATGATGCGGGTAGCCAGCGAGGAAACGAATTCGCGGTCGTGGCTGACGAAGATCAGCGTGCCCGGATAGTTGTCCAGCGCCAGGTTCAGCGCCTCGATGGACTCCATGTCCAGGTGGTTGGTCGGCTCGTCCATCACCAGCACGTTGGGACGCTTGAGGATCAGCCGGCCGAACAGCATGCGGCCCTGCTCGCCGCCGGAGATCACTTTCACCGACTTCTTGATCTCGTCGTTGGAGAACAGCATGCGGCCGAGGGTGCCGCGCACCAGTTGTTCGCCGCCCTGGGTCCACTGGGCCATCCAGTCGAACAGGCTCATGTCGTCGGCGAAGTCGTCGGCATGGTCCTGGGCGAAATAGCCGACGTCGGCGCTGTCGGTCCATTTCACCTCGCCGCCATCCACCGGCAGGTCGCCGACCAGGCAGCGCAACAGGGTGGTCTTGCCGATGCCGTTGGGGCCGATGATGGCGACGCGCTCGCCGGCCTCGACCTGCAGGCTCAGGCCCTTGAACAGCGGCTTGCCGTCATAGCCCTTGCTGATGTTTTCCACGGTCACCGCCTGGCGGTGCAGCTTCTTGTATTGCTCGAAGCGGATGAACGGGCTGACCCGGCTGGACGGCTTGACCTCTTCCAGCTGGATCTTGTCGATCTGCCGGGCGCGGCTGGTGGCCTGCTTGGCCTTGGAGGCGTTGGCCGAGAAGCGGCTGACGAAGGATTGCAGCTCGGCGATCTGCGCCTTCTTCTTGGCGTTGTCCGACAGCAGGCGCTCGCGGGCCTGTTCGGCGGCGGTCATGTACTCGTCGTAGTTGCCCGGGAACAGGCGCAGCTCGCCGTAGTCCAGGTCGGCCATGTGGGTGCAGACGCTGTTCAGGAAGTGGCGATCGTGGGAAATGATGATCATGGTGCTGTTGCGCGCGGTGAGCACGCCTTCCAGCCAGCGGATGGTGTTGATGTCCAGGTGGTTGGTCGGTTCGTCGAGCAGCAGCACGTCCGGGTCCGAGAACAGCGCCTGGGCCAGCAGCACGCGCAGCTTCCAGCCGGGGGCGACGGCGCTCATCGGGCCGAAGTGCTGCTCCAGCGGGATGCCCAGGCCGAGCAGCAGCTCGCCGGCGCGGGACTCGGCGGTGTAGCCGTCGAACTCGGCGAACTGGACTTCCAGCTCGGCCACCGCCATGCCATCTGCCTCGCTCATTTCCGGCAGCGAGTAGATGCGGTCGCGCTCGGCCTTCACCGCCCAGAGTTCCTCGTGGCCCATGATCACCGTATCGATGACGCTGAAGTCCTCGTAGGCGAACTGGTCCTGGCGCAGCTTGCCCAGGCGCACGTTGGGTTCCAGCATGACCTGGCCGGCGCTCGGCTCCAGGTCGTTGCCGAGGATCTTCATGAAGGTCGACTTGCCGCAACCGTTGGCGCCGATCAGGCCGTAGCGGTTGCCGTTGCCGAACTTGACGGAAACGTTCTCGAACAGCGGCTTGGCGCCGAACTGCATGGTGATGTTAGCTGTAGATATCAAGGCATTGTCCTGCGGGGCTTTGCGGGATGGTTACGCGCCTTCCTCTGCTTCCTGTACCAATTCCGTACCAGTTTTAACCCTGGTCTGTAGCTTCTCCAGCTCGCTCCAATCCGAGGCGGAGTTAAGCCACTTGGCATAGGTCGATAGCAGCATCTGCACGCTGTGGCCTAGCTGCCCAGCGATAAACGCAGGGTTCATGCCGGCCATCAGGCACATGGTCGCGTATGTGTGGCGGGTGTCGTACTGCCGGCGCCTTCGGATGGATAGAGCATCAAGCGCGGCGTGGAAGTGCTTTATGGTAACACTTGGCTCCTTGATCCACAGCCCGCCTTTGCTGGGCGGGAATACGAACGGGCTGACCGCGAACTCCGAGACTGATGCGACGCGCTTCAGGCGCGCAATCCGCTTGGCCTCTGCCAGGGCATTCAATGCTCGATCATTGAGCAGCACGTCGCGCTCATGCTTGGTCTTTACGCGCTCTTCGATTCCGCGATCTATGACGATCCGGCACACGTGGATGCGCCTGGCCTCTTCGTCTACCTCGTCCCATCTGAGGGCGAAAGCTTCCCCAGGCCGCAACCCTGTAAAGAACAGAAACTCGTACAGCGCGGCGTAGATCCTTGAGTACTTCCCAAGGTTCGCGTACAGGTGCTGGATGATGCGTTCTGCTTCATCCCGGGTAAACGGGTCCACCAGTTTCTTCGAAACCCTAGGCTTCTCGAGAGGCGCCATCGGGTTCTTCTTGATCAGCCCGTCCTTCACAGCGGAATCTAGGATCGTCGACAGCTTGAACATCGCGTTCCGCTTCACGCCTGGCGATGTCCACTCGATGCTGCTGATGATTCGGCGCAAGAGGGTAGGGGTGATCTGGTCCAACCGAGCTACTGCGAGATGCGGCATCCAGTATTGGTTGAGGATGCTCTTGTAGTTCTTGCGGGTGCCAAGCACGATCTCTCGGCTGTCTAGCCAGAGTTGCGCATGCTCACCGAACAGAGGGATTTGGCTGCTGACCGATTCCGCAATCGCAGAACCTGGGAAGAACTCTGCATACTTGGCTTCGTCCATGACGCCAAGCTTGATGGCCTGGACTACCTGATCTCTAAGACCGGATGCAGTCTTAATCCCTTTTTGCGTCGCGGGATAGGGGAGTGTTTCGCACTTCCTTGTTCCGTTCCACATGAAGCGGATACGGATAGAGTTGCCGATGACTTCCACCCCGGTGGGCATACCCAAAGGCTTTCGAGCCATTCGTCGTATCTCCTTCGACTGTAGATTATCTTCCCGTTGACCTTGTTCCAGACGCCTTCCGGGATCTGCCGTTTTGATCTACGGGTTTGCAGGGCGCGGTAGGTTATCCCAAGCAGTGCCGCCATAACCTGCTCAGGCACCTTGTCTTCGTACTCGACCTTCTCTGCGGTACTCATAGGCAATACCTCTCCACCCCAGCTATTGCCGGGGAGGGCATGATGGTAGGATTTGTTGCCCAGCCGGGCGGGCCTCAGGAAGAGGCCCTAGTGGGCTCGGCTGGGCTACTTCGGTTGTTTCTGCTTGTTGCGGCGAGCGATGATCAGTTGCTTGGACGCCGTGGCAACTCCCTTTACAACGTCTTCCGGGAGAAGCGCCTCATTGCAGTTTGGGCAAAGCGGAGCCATCTTCGTACTGCGCCACGCTTCATCGATCACCTTGGCCGCACGGCTGCGGATTGCAAACTGCTCTGCCTCATGAAGCTCACGTCGGCGCCTGTTCAAGTCCTTCAAGCCGCCGTCGAATACCTGTACCAGGTGCATGAAGGCATCAAACGGCTCGACCTCCGTTTCACAATCGCTGCACCAGATGCGGCGCTCCTTGTCGTCGTATACCATCTTCCGGTGACGGCATGAAGAAACCGGGCGCCTGGTCAATCCACGGGCGACTCGAAGGTCCTCGATCTGGACGACCTTTACGCCGTATAGGTATTCATGGGGTTCAATGGGTGCGTCGCTCATTCAACTCTCCATACCGTTCTGCTTCAATTGGCTGGAAAACCACCATTGCCCATCGCCATCCATCCCAGGCAGCCTGTGTGTGGCTGTCCGAATATCGGATGTCGCCCTGGGCGTCAACATAGGTGGTCAGGTCGAATATGCCGGCCATGCGTTTCTCGAATTCCTCCCGTTTCATCACTCCGTACCTCCAACCTTCCTGGCCTTTAGCATGGCGTCGGCGGTCTCATAAGCTACTGCGGCCATGTGGCTGATGACGTCACTTCCGCTATGAAACTTGGAGAGCCTCGGCTCACTCCAAAGCACCTGCTGAAGCCCACAGACGACTTGGGCAGCGAAGTAGTCGCGCAGGGTCATTCCCGCTTCGGACGTGTACATCGATTCCGAGGGAAACGCTTGTCCGCCGTTGTCCTTCATCATTCCCCAACTCCCATAGACTTGCCGATCTCGGCGGCTGCGCGCCGGCTAACTACCGATGAGATCTCGCCAGGCAACATGCTCATGAACTCCAGCGTGCATTCTGGCGCGCATCCAGCGCCGCAGGCCGTGGCGCACTCGCTAATGATCTTGCGCAGCGCCTCGTTCTCCGCCTTGAGCCTGTCCCGATCCACTTCGACCGATTGGAGCTTCTGCCGTAGCTGGTTGATCGTCTGACTGTCCCTGGCAATCTGCTGGCGTTGTTCCTCGATCAGTTCTTGATCTCGGTCCCATGCCGCTTGTGCCGTTTCCAGCGTCTGCGGGCACTTCTCGGCGCGGGCGTAGTTGACGCTGTGGTTTCGCCAGCCAGATGCTTTCATCCCGTCGATCTCGTCCAGCAGGGCGAGGATGGTATTGGGGTTGGCCGCGGAATCGAATAGCTCCCAAGCAGCGGAGATCGGCTCATCCTCATTCCGCTCAATTCGGATCACTTCTTCAGCCAGCCTCCGCAGCTCTGCGTGGTCGGTCATGCGTGCGTACCTCGAAGTCCAGTTGCTACCCAGTAGGGCGTTCCGTTGCATTCAACGAGACCCTTGCGCTTGAGCCTATTCAAAGCCTTGCTGATGGTCGGCCTGTCTTCGCCGATGGCGTGACGCATAGCCCATGCAGTAGAGCCCTGAATTTTGCGGAGATGCTCGAGCACTTTGTCGTCGATAGGATGGTCAGCCATTCACTTCACCTCGATTCCGGCTTGCTGGAGGGCTTCGGTCACGCGCTGGTGACATTCGTTGTATCCGTTGTTCCAGGTTTGCAGCCATTCAGACCGGTTCGTTCCTTGTTGCGTCGGCAACTCCACCCTCATAGCCGCGCGGCTGGCTTGCCAGGCCTTGAATGCAAGGTGTGCCGGATAGTCCTTGAAGCAGTTGCGCTCCTCCTGCCATTCCGACTCAAGACCATGCTCGCGCAGTAGCCACGCTTCAAACTCTTCTCTCATGTCAGGCACGGTCAGGACTCCTTTGGATGGCCGCGCAGCCGGTCGGCTAGCTCCATCTCTGCGTAATAGGCGCTCATGCTTTCGGAGTCGTTGAGGTTCAACGTTCCGTAGACGTGGCGGTTGTAGAATTGCGTAGTGCCGAGGCAAGGCTTCGACAGGTTCAAGGTGTAGCCGCGCTTGTCGGCCAGGAACTTGGCGACCGCAGCGGATCGGCTCATGCCTGCTTGGCAGTGAACGATGATCGGTTCATCACCACACTCGTTCACGAAGTCGTGGATCTGCTTGGCGTCAATGTGGCTGAACACCCGAAAACCATCGCTTCCCAGGTATCCGTCTACATCATCAAACTCCAGCCGCAGAACGCGCTTGTGATCGCAGGCAAAGGCGTACCAATCACCCTTGCTGCCGATGCTGATGACGTTGCTAGGCGTCTCGATCCTGCTGGCATCCACTGCGGAGAGGAATGTCACCTCTCGCCTGTTCACTGCTTGCTCCATCTGCTCAGCTCCTGTCCTTTCTGTTCTGTCTGCTCGTATAGGTTCTGGAAGTCCCCGACTATCCGGAAGATGCCGAAGACGATCAGCGCGATGACCAGCAGCGCGACCAGGGTTTCGTTTTCGTTGTCCACGGTTGGTCCTCCGGGGGGCGGATGCGGTTGGGTTCGTTGTTGGGTTTCGATGCCGGGATTCCGGCATCGGTATCAGTCTCCCGCAGCTTTGGCGATCAGGTGCATGAGCATTTCGCGCAGCACCTCGCGGTCCAGCACTTCGCGAGACCGCGCATACTCGTCTGCCTGACGCAACACTGCCTCTATCTCGATGTTGAACATCGGCGAGAGCACGTCTGGCTCGCACTGTTCGAGCAGCAACTGGATTGCGCGGGTCGGGTGCGCCATCGTGATCCCGAGCCAGTTGTAAGCTGACGCGGTGCGGTAGTAGCGAAGGCCAGCCAGTTCATGCCGGCGCGGCGGGCGGAAGGGTTTCGTGCGCATATGCAATCCGGGTAGTGGGTAGCCCATTATCCGAATTGCTGTATATGCGTACAGCAGTTGGCGATGGGTGGCTATGACGGCCACGCGGTCAGGGGTGTGTCGTATCCAAGCATGAGGGGGTGCTTGGGTTGTCCACAGCTTGTTACTCCGAAGCACATGACTGGCTTTCCAGATCGGATCAGCCAATGAAGGAGCTGGGGAGGTGCGCCCCGCAGATCACGCGGCATTTTTGAGAGGCTCCCCCAGCATGGAACCAGAATGTCGGCGTCTGCGACGATGGCGCGGAAGTGTTCCGTGCTCAGCGGGCCAAACGGATCATCCTGCCTGCGAAGCTCTTTCACGTCAGTGGCGCGGTAGCAGAACACATTGCCGACGATGAACCGGTGACCTCCGTTGCGCAGAGTGAAGCCGCGCCACTTGCGTACCGTTGCATCGTCGATGCTGGCGTCCGCGGTGCTGGGGTTGACCCCAAAATATGCGTACACCTTGCTCCCCTCAAAAGGAGGGCAGCAATCTCGCTCCAGCCGGTACCGATACCGGCCGCATTCACTGATGATTGCTGACATCGTTACCTCCCTCCTGCTCGCTCAGCAGGGCGCGCAGTTCTTCGGCGGCCTCATGTCGATCCAAAGTGAAAACCTCATCGTAACGGTCTGCCGGCCTGGCAAGACGCCGCAACAGTGCCTCGCTGACCACCACATGGCCTGCTGGGACGGCTCTGGTGTTCCAGTCAGCGATGGCGATTTCACGCTGATCTTCTATGTCTGGGACCATCATGGTTTCGCTGTCGAGGAACACGCACTCGGCAGAGTGATCGCCTACAATCTTGTGCCAGTCGTGGTTGCTCACCAGGCGCATCGAGCATCCACAGAACGGACACGGTTTCAGTTCTTCAGCCATTGCCGTTCTCCTTGTCCTGGTTGAGCAGGGCGCGAAGCTCTGCCGTTATCCGGTAGCATTCAGTCGGGAACGAGGTAGACCAGGCGCATGCGCAGTACTCTTCTGGCCCCCGGCATGGCTCGCGCATCATCTGCTTGGCGATCAACCCATGGCGTTCTGCACTTTCCTGGATGTCTGCCCCATCGAAGCTGCCGCCCTCCAGGGCTCCGCTGATGATCTCCTGTGCGAATGCGGCCATGCCCCGTAACATCCCCTCGCTGACCGTCAGGCCGTTGAGGCGCGCCAGTTCGTCGAGGCAGGCGTTCCATCCGCTATTACGATTCAGCCCTGGGACGCCGGCATTCAGGAGCTTCCGCTCCGGCGCAACCACCACCCTTGCGCGCAGGGCTGCCAGTTCTTCCATCGCCTTGATGGCGACGCGCTGCTGGCTGTCTCGCTCATCCCTGAGCGCCTGGGCCTCGGCGTCGAGCTTGGCGTAGTCAGTGGCGCGAACCATCTCAACACCAGTCATACCGATCACGCAGTTTATGTACCGCTTCACCTCACTCATGACCTACCTCCTTTCGTGGTGGCATCGACTCATGACGAGGCCTGCTGAGGCGCCCAGTCGGGCTGTTGAGCTTCTCTGCTAAGGCATGAGCTTGCGCCTGGCGCTCAGGTCGAGCACCGAGCGGGCACCATACATGCCACTCCCATTTTCCAAATTCGTCTTGTTCAAGCGTCAGCTTCGGTTCGCCGCGCGGATCGCCAGATGCGAACAGAAAAGCCATCACGCTCCCTCCTTGCTGTTGCGCCGACGCCTCTCCCATGCTTCGAACTCCTGTCGCGTTGCCACACAGGTTCCATGCGAGCAGCCATATTCGTGGCAAACGGTTTTGTTGCAGACTGAGCGAAAGCCCGTTCCTCCGCAGTAGTCGCAGCCTGCGCGGCAGTGCGTGCATCTGAAGACCTCGCCAACCTGGCCGGTTCGAGTTCCACCGGCATCCTGAACAGCGTTCATCTCACCCCTCCTTGCCGGGCGCGGCGGCGAGTATGGAAAGCAGTTGGCGCTCAGCCGTGATTCTGGTGTCGTGGTCCTTGTCGCTCATCATGTTGAGAAGCGGCTCAACCGGCACCAGCATCCACCCCTCCGGCACGCTGTGCTGAGCCTGGGCTACAGGGGCGGCGTAGAGCGGAAATTCTTGAAGAAGGTCTATCAATGCAAAGCGGAATACATCCTCCTGACATGAGCCCAGGAATACCTCACGCTTAGCGCGGGCGTAAGCGATGTGCATTGGTAGATGCTCAGTGCTGACAGGCTCCTGACTCTCCAGCTCGGCCAGCTTCGCCTCAAGCTCCGCGACCCTGGCCAGGGCGGCGTCACGCTCGGATCGCAGCTTCCAGCGGCCTCCATCGCACTCGTCGAGGGCGTCATGAAGCTGGGCGGTGATGCGCTCATACTGGGCGACGGTCATAAGCGGCCGGCGTTCGACGGTGTAGGAGCGTTCGAACTCCTCGCCTTTTCCTGGGTGCCAGAGACTCCAGCCAGTTTGCGGGCCTGCGGTGACGCGGTATTGCCACGCCACAACCTCCGGCCGCTCCGCCTCTGCCTGCTCAGGCCTGAGTGCTTCATCGGGAGCTTCGTTGAACGCTCCAGCATGCGGGGCTAGGTTGAGCGGGTCGAGGTCCGACGCCGGGGAGGGTTGCGCCAGGGCGGCGCGGGCACGCTCAATCGCCCATTCCAGCATGTCGAGCGTTTCGCACTTTTCGATCATGATGTAGGTCTGCCCAGTGTTCTTCAGCTTCTCCGGCTGTCCCCTGCGATTTTTTACCCAGTCACGCACTCGGATTAACTCCTGAAGTGCCCCCCGCTCATCCCCGCCTGCCTGCTCTGCCAATATTTTATGAATAGGACAGTCTCTTCCACACAGGTCTCCAGGCTTCAGTTCCCATCCCTGACCGGCGGCGGCTTCCGCAAGGCATTCCGATGAGTGATCGCCAGTTGTTGTTCCGCAGTTAGTGCCTTGGCAACTAGAAGCATCTGCCTGCTCTACCGATTCCTTGTTCAGTTCAATGCTCATTTCACTACCTCCCACACTTCGGCATTGCCGAGCGCTTCGATTGATGTGTACGTGCTGTGCCCGCTGGCTTCTTGAAGCTCAACTGATCCACCGGCTTCGAGAACAGCGATGTATCTGCGATTAGTTGGCTTGTGCCGGAAGACCTTTCCGACTACGCACTGCGCGTTGATATGTCGGACCTGGTAGCTGTCGGCGAAACAGCCGTGTTCGTGCAGGCTCATGCTGCTACCCTCGGGGCTATGCCCATGTCTCTGTCGTGATGTCCTGCGAGCCAAAGTGACCGCTCATAGAGCATGTGCAGTCCGTAGGGGCAGGCCTGGAGACGTTCGCCGCGGTCGCGTGCGTCGACGCCCTCGCGGTATTCGTCTGCCGATTCGGGGAACTCAAGCCGCTTGCTTTGCATTTGCTGCTCGCCTCCGCGCGTTTTCACAGGCCTTGCATTCGCTGCAATGGCCGTCCTTCTTGCTCGGGTTCGAGTAGTACTCAGATAGAGGTTTGAGCGTCTTGCACTTCGAGCATGGTTTCTCGCCGTTTATGAGCGTCGATTTCCCATGTCCGGATGCCCTCCACTTGTCGAACTCGGTGCGGGTGGAGAAATAGGTGCGAAGGAGACGCTGCACGGTGTGATCGCTTATCCCCATGGCAGGGCCGATCTCCCATCGACCGCAATCGAGGATCACTAGGTCTTCGAGCATCTGGCAGTATTCGATGTCCTTTGCCATGCGCTTGGCCTGAACACGCTTCTGCTGCTCTCGCTCCATTCCGGTAGATGCTCCGGTAATGCGGCTATTGAACGTGACTGGCTGATTTGAAGAGACGCCCGCAGGGATATTCGTGATGACTCCTCCCGCCGCCAGATACTCAGCAACGGCGTTTTGAATGTCATCGTGAGTCAGCGCATGGGCAACCGGCTCTTGCACGCCGGACCACGCATCAGCGCCGATTCTCAGGTCGCTTAGAATCTCGGGAATGTCGGTTTCCATGGCTTTCTCCGGGCAAAAGAAAAGGCCCTATTGAGGGCCTTTAATTGCGCGTAACTTGTTGATTTAGAATGGGATATCTTCGTCGAAGCTGTCGTTAGCCTGAGCTTGTCGGGGTGCGCTCTGCTGCTGTTGCTCCTTCTCTTTCGGCTCGAACAGCGCAAGCCATACCGCGCCATCGTCAGATCGCTGCGGGCAACCTGCCGGGTTAAAGCAGGCATCGAGTTTCAGCCGGTACCCTTTCTGCGTGCTGACGATCACGCCAACCTTGCGGTTCAGGTACTTGACCTGGCCGTCCTTCTCGTACTGCCCAACGGTTGCCACAACATCGTATTTCACGCTCATGCTTCAGTTTCTCCGTAGTAAGCCTTGCGGAACTCGCTGGACTTCATGATTTCTCGTTCTTTCGTGGTGAAGCATCCGCCTTTGGTGGGCGCCTTCCACAGTTTGGTTTTGGTTTCTTCGTCCAGGGTGAACCACTCTTCGGCGGCGGTGCTGTAGTCGCCTTCCAAGATCCCAAGCTTGATGGCGTCGACGCTTGCCTGGTATTGCTTTACGAGGCGCTCATAGTCGTTCTCCGCCGCAGCGGCAGTGAACGCATCGTCGTCCTCGCCGTGTGTGGTGAAGTTCAGGAGTGCGCCTGCGGTGTAGCGCTTGCCGTAACTGACGGAACTGGCGACGGCCTGGACGGCGTTCTTGTTGCCGCTGGTGTCTGCCGGCAGCACGATGGTCGTGCGCTCGCTGTGCCCTGCGCGGTGCGTCAGCACTCCTTCAACTTCGATGCCTTTCTCGCAGCGCGGCATGCGGAAGCTGATGGAGAAGCCATGCTTCGCCAGGATCGGCTTGAGCTTCTCGTTGATGTCTTCCCACAGGGCGTATGTGTATCGCCCCGCTGCGTTCCCGCGCTCTCCGATGGCAGGGAGTTCCTGTTGCATGGCTGCCATTGCAGCGGCGTACTGCTGTTCCGCCTGCTTTGACTGCATGCGCTCATGCATGGCCATCAAGCGTTCGAGCTTCTCGATATCGCACGATGGATCGGATGCAGCCTTCTGAATCACTTGAAGCACTGTCGTTGCTTCGCTTGCTTGGATGACGGCAGCACTTTCCTGCCGCTGTGCAACTGCGTTGCTCATCGGTTGTACCTCGGTATCAGGAGTAGGCCGCGCATGCGCAGCCAGTGAAGGGAGGGTTAGAAGGGGAAAGGCGCTTACGGCGCCACTCGGCAGCGTCACCCCTGCGGGATGAATAGCGTTGCGCTAGAAGCCGCTGCTGCGGGTGTTTTCTTCATGCCGCCCACCGCCCGCTGGGGAAGCCGCAGTTATCCCCTAGGGCCTGCTGCGGACAGGTGCGTAGCTGGTTGTTCTGCGGTGATGATGCCGCCCCAGATCGGGCCGGCTGCCAGGATGAAGAGGTACAGCAGTCCTCCGAAGAGACTGCCTAGCCAGATTGCTGTGCGGCGGGTGTTCATGCTGACTCCTTATGCGAGCGCGAGAAGCACCAGTGCTGTCGCAGCCACGATTGGAATTTGGCCATTTCCAGTGGACTTGAATCGCTCCATCCTTCTGGCCATCCCATTAGCCACTCGTGGTTCTCCGGGCTTGGCCTGCCAAACGCCATGACGAAAGCCCGAGCTGAAGGCCATTTCTGCATTGATGGCGCGGCGTAGTTGGCTTTTGTCGTCGGCGTATGCAAGTAGCCAATGCCTTTCCCGAATGTGGTCACCACCCAGGTCAGACGCTCCAAGGGAAATTGCCTGGGTGCGGTAACCCATAGCTCGGCAGTCTTCTGCGGCATATTCGATTGCGATTTCCGAAACGTTTTCGGCGAAGACGTACCAGGGAGCAACATCTGCCACGACTCGCCGCATCTCCGGCCAAAGGTCGTCAGCGTTGTTTCGTCCAGAAGGGGCAGTGCTGTACTTCTGGCAGGGAAATCCTCCAGATACGAGTCCAGCTCTTCCGCGGTAGGGTCTGCCATCAAATGTTCGGATGTCACTGAAGATTGGAAAGTTTGGGAAAGCTCCATCTCTTTGACGCTGAGCGAGCACCGTTCTTGAGTGTGCTCTGTATTCAACAGCGCCGATGCATCGGATGCCGAGTAGCATTGATGCGAGCAGTCCGCTCCCATCGCCAGTGAAGAGTGAGAGCTCATTCATCTAATCTCCTCATAGCCCCGCCACCTCCACAAACGCCACGGCGAACATGAACACGCTGCCCACAAAAAAGCCGCCGAAGATCAGGACTTGGGCGGCCTCTTTCAGGTCTATGGTGATGGTCATGGCGTGCGCTCCATGGCGATTGCCTTGTCTATGGCTTCGGTTACGCCATCCGTGGTTTCGTTGTGGTCATGCCAGCTAACGGCTTCTGTGTCGCCGCACGGCTCCGGCCCGACATACCATGCGGATGCGCACAGCCACCGATACCGCTTAGCATCAGCCTCAGCAGCGATAAGTCGCTCAGCTAGTTCATACAGCGCAGAGATGGGGCACGGAATCGAATCCATGCAGCCATCGGCCAACTCCGCCAACTGCTCATCACTGATAGGGGTTGTCATTTCCCTTCCTCCTGGCGGCGGTAGCCGGCGTCATAGAGCGCTTTGGCTTGCCTTACCGTCAGCGTCTCTTCTGCGAAGCACATTTCTTCAATCGCCTTCTCCCGCTCCTCGGCGGCTATCTGCTCGGGGGTGCGGAGAAGTGATCCGTGGCTTGAGTGGAATCCAAGAGCCTGTCTCAGCGTCTTGATGCGCTCTGCTGCCTCTTGAGGATCGTCAAACAGGCCTATGTGCTGTTCCTTCCCGTTGATTTTGACGCGGGCGCGCCACTTGCCTGTCTCTTCATGCCAACTGACCCCGCAATAACCGCTGCGTGATCCAGCTTGCAGCTTTACGTTCTTGCAGTTTTCCTGATGAGAAACTTGGCGAAGGTTAGCTATTGAGTTGTCCAAAGAATCGCCGTTTATATGGTCAATCTCTTCGCCAGGATGCTCGCCGTAGTGAATTGCCCAAGCTATACGGTGCGCATAGATTTTCTGGCCGCAAATGTCGATTCTGCGGTACTTTTTTCGCTTTTTGGTGACGATGACCCCGGCTTCTTTTCCTTCACAGCGGGATACCCACGAAGCGAAATGATGCTTTTTTGTAAAATCTGACGATGGTCTTGGCAGCCAGACAAGACTCCCGGTTTCTTTGTCGTAGCTGAGCCTTGTGCGCAGATACGCAATCGACGGCAGGGTCATACGTCACCCCCGGTGGCCTTTGCAATGGCGTCGAAAGCTTTGACCTCATCGCGCTTGTAGCGAAAGGCCCAGGAGATGGCTTCGAGCTTCTTCCTGCCAGCCTTGTTGAATATGTGAATGGTTGGAAGGCCTCCCTCTAATGGGTGGCCCTTTGCATCCAGCGGGTTCTTGTGCTCCAACTCAACGAATTCACGAAGTTGCTGTAGGTGTTCAATTGAGCAGCCAGACAAACGAACAGCATCCCATCCGTAGCACTGCAACTTTGGCTTGCTCATGCTGCATCCTCCATGTTCTGTTCTGCGATCATTTCCAGCACCAGGTCCGCGTGCGGCTTCAGGAGTCCGAGCGCGATGCGTTCAGTGATTCCCTGGTGATGCTCAAGGTTTGCCGCGCACTCGCGGGCGGTAGAGGTGAACTCGTCTTCGGCGGCCTGGAACATCTGAGCCAGCCAGCATTCTTCGTCAGCCTGGACGAGTTTCAGCAGTTCGGCCTGCACCCGTTCGGTAAGAGTGCTGGCGAAGACCACTACGCGCTCGCGCATGGTTTCGATCTTCACGTCCATGCCGCACCGCAGATCGTTGACTGCGTGTTCTGCCCAGTCGCAGAACTCATCGGAGTTAGCGGCGGGAGGGGTATCGTCAGGAGTCGCGTCGTCATGTAGCGACTGGGCGTATTTCAATGCGGTGTTCATGTTTCACCTCGCACTCTTCACCCGAACCTCAATGGGTCGGTGTAAGTAGCTTCAAGAAACTGATCGCAGATGTTTTTTGCCCGCTCGCAAAGAGCGATATTGAACAGCCCGAAGTGGCATTGCTCTTTTGGAATTTTTAGTTGCTCAGCTAGCCATTCATATGCCTGGGTTCTCTTCATCAACTTGTCGCGCCAGATGCGTTCGAATGGGCGCTTGCAGCGGTTTCTGGCTTCGCGTAGCGGTTTGTCTGCGAGCGTACCGAGAGGAAGGTCTGTATCAGGGTGAAGGCCAACGAAGGAATCGCAGTCGCCATTGAAATTCGCACAACGGTAGGCGTATGGCCAATCTCCGTATGACTTGCCGCGATAGATTTCGCTGTTGTTCACAAGGTCAACATCGCTTCCGCAGTACGGGCAAACGGTTGGAATTGGGAGAGCATGGGTAACTCGTTTCAAAGCCTTCCTGCTTACGTGTGGTAGCGGCTCAGGAGCGATGATGCGGTTTTCGCTGTACGCTCTTGGATCAATCATGTTCTTCTCCATGCGCGTGCATGCGGCAGCGTCCTGTCTCGCTGTCGTCATACAGGCGAAAAAATGCCCGGACTTGCCGGGCTAATGAGGGGTAGGGTGGGGATGGACTGGATGCCAGCCAGGCAAGCGGTAGTAAAACGTCGACAACGGCGTCATCGGTGGAGAATCGCCTAGAAAGACACCGACTCGCCGCTATTCGTACGCCCGCCTTGGCAGGCCCGCTTACTTCATCCCCATTGAAGGGTGGCGTCCTTGCCGGGAGTCAGTCGTACTTTCTGCCGTGAAATGCGTTTCCACATCCGTGGATTGACCTGTATGCGTTAATTGAACTTGTCCTTCTTTCAGAGTTGATCTGTATCCTGAGCATCTCTAGCTCGTATCTGGCCAACCCTCCCCATTCGCGCTCAATGCGTGAATACTCGGCCTCTAGTTGTCTTAAGCGTTCGCTCATCTCGCCTCCAGTGTGTGTATGCGCAAGGGCGCGGTTAGGCGGTGGCCTTTGCGATTGCGGCTCGGGCTGTTTCCCAAAGCTCTGGCGTGGTTTGCTCGCACTCAACCAGAGCGGCAAGGGCCTCAAGCAGCTCGGGCGCAGCAGCCAATAATTTGGCATTCGCTTCGCCCTCCGGGATTTGGCGATTGTAACTAGCAATCACAATATCGCCGTCTTCGGTTGTTATCTGAGCTTCAAGCTCATCGACTGGGTTGTAGCCAGACCAGTAGTCCCATGGCCCTGGTGTATACGACTGCTTGCTCATTCTGTTCTCCTGCCTGTCAGGCGTCTTGCGGTGGTTCGGGTAGGGGCATCCAGTGGGTGATGTTCATGTAACAGGTTGAGCCGTCGAGGTACTGCCATGGATGATGCTCACGATTCTTTGCGACCGCGAAGAATGGGCCATTCGAAGCTTTCTTCCCTTTGCGATATGCAATCACCGTTTTGTTTGGTGGCGGCATACGGTCACTACACTTGATCCACTCACTCATGTTCACCTCACCAATACATAGTCAGAAACAGCACCACGAACAGCGCTGCGAACTCGCCAAGGTCTGGCATGGATTCCTCCTGGGAGGGAAGGTTTTCGTTAGCGCGGCATCTACCGAAAATCCTCTGCGGAGCAGGGCTCTGGCGACGGCGGCGCGGTCTTTGTGTGAATGGGTGGCCTGACGGAATAGGCCCAGATAGCTGTTGGCGATCGTGCGTAGGTCTTCATCGGACGACGCGGCGACTCGGCGGTGAGCTTCCGAGACAGTTCGCTTCCGGGTGGTTCGTCGCCATGGCTTGATGACGTGGCCCACGAAGTCGATGCCTCGATCGACCGGCTGCAGGATGGTCTTCGATGGGTTCAGCCTTGCGCCAAGCCCAGGCAGGAAGGCCTCTATCGCCGCCAGCCATTCGTTCAACTGCTGCGGCGATTCGTGCAATAGCAGGAAGTCGTCGACGTAGCGGATGTAGTGCTTCGCCCGCAGTTGGTGCTTCACGAACTGGTCAAGGTCGTTCAGGTAGATGTTCGCGAAGAACTGGCTGCTCAGGTTGCCGATGGGAAGCCCGAGGTGCACTGCCTGCGCCGTCAGCCTCTTGTGCTGTGGAACCTTGTTGAAGAGGCTTCTAGGGCTGCGAACTTCGAAGTCGGCGCGAGGATCGTGCCAGAGAATCTGGAGCGCTAAGTTGCGCCACCATGGCTCATCGATCAGGCGCGCGATCTGCTTGTGCAGCACGCGCTTGTCGATAGAGACGAAAAAGTTAGCCAGGTCCAGCTTTAGGTGGTGCGCCGGGCGGCTCCAGTTCTGCGTCACGCTCCGAACCTTGCTTTCCAGCCGCTCGGCGGCGTATAGGGTTCCTCGACCTGGGATGCAAGCGCAGCTGTCGGCAATGAATTGCGCTTCGATGCCGGCACCTGCGTGATTGTAGAGAAGGTGGTGGACGATTCGGTCCCGAAAGTCCGCCGCCCATACCTCTCTGTGCTTCGGTCTGGTGACGACGAAGCAAATGGATCGTCCAGGGGTGTAACTGCCATCCTGTAGTTCCTCGTAGAGGTCCAGCAGGTTTTCCTCGAGGCGCTCTGCGAACCTCATCGCGCTGGCAGTGTTTCTCTTGTGCCGGCGACAGTCGTAGTAGGCCTTTACCAAGTCTTCGAAAGGGAACATCGCAACACCTGATTCTGCGGACGGGGCGGACACGGAGGGCGAGAGTCTTGACGTAGTAGCCCGCGTAGCCGCCGTAGAAGCCCGTGTAGAAGGTGAAGTTGGCGGAGTACTGCGACCTGTCTTGCTATCTACATCGCCCAGCCGATTTCTCAGCCGAGAGACTGCGCCGGACCTGTTCAGTCGTTCCTGATGGTTTCCGTTGTGCGCGTGGCGGTGCCAGATATGGCAGCGGCAAGACCAGATTCAGCGCGCAGGGATGGAGGCCTTAGCCTTCACCCAACGGGCGCGGTTGCGAACTTTCCTTTCCAGGCGTTTGCCTGTTTGCCGATAGAGGCAGTGAGTTGCATCGCGGAGGCGTGTTGCTTGAGACTGATGAGTCTCTGGTTGGCCAGAGCGCGGAGCAAGTAGTTAACCATCCAGATGCTTTCTAGCAACTGGTTCAGGTGCTCCAGCTTGTTCCGCGCCATATTGGCTCGACCGATCAGTACCAGAATTTGAAGAGATTCATCGCGTAGTTTCGAGCCGATGATCTGCTTCAGATCGCGCGGGATATTGCGCACCAAGCTAAGAGTAAGGCCGAGTAGTTCCTCAGCGGTTTTGTGGATCTGCAACTCGGTGTGCATGGCCATCCCGGCCTCCTATGATCAGTCCTGTTGAATGAATGAATTAGCGAAGCAATCTGCGGACGGGGCGGACACGGAGGGCGAGAGTCTTGACGTAGTAGCCCGCGTAGCCGCCGTAGAAGCCCGTGTAGAAGGTGAAGTTGGCGGAGTACTGCGTGCTGCTCCAGTGCCATCCTTCGACGAAGACCTCGGGGACGTTTGCCCAGGCGAGCATCAGTTCAGCCTGGGCCGGGAGATAGAAGTCGTTATGACCACTGATGGTGACGCTGGCTGCGAACTCCGCCGCAGGGTGGCCGCCTTCCTCGACGAGAGCCTTGGTGTTGGCAAGACCATCCCACTTACTGGTTGCCGAGGACTTGCTTCCGTAACCGCCCCACTGAAGCTCACCATCACTTTCTGCGGAGGCGACGATCAGGTGGTAGTCAGGTTGCCCGTCACGACCGCGCATAAGGCCGGCATAGATACCACCCTGACCGGGCCATTCCGCGCCAATGGCAGGGACTCCATCGACTTGAGGCAAGGGCGTATCCTGGCTCTCTTCACTGATCATCTGAAGGACCACTGCGGCAAACTGCGGATTGTCGGTGGTAAGGCTTGTGTTTCCTGCATTAACGGTGATGGTGGTCATGGTGGCTCCTAAATAAAATGGCAGGCGGCCGGCGCTTCCCGGCAGGCTTCTGGTCTGACTCGTCGGTGGGTTACGGTCCCGCGAATCGCCTGCGGTGAAATGGATTGAAGGAGTGAATTACTGAAGGATGATAATCTTGCGGACGGGGCGGACACGGAGGGCGTAAAACTTGCCGTAGCTGAGCGTGTAGCCGTCGTCGAAGGTCGTGTAGAAGGCGAAGTGGGCGGAGTACTGCGAACTCGACCAGTACCAGCGATCCGAAAAACCGGGCAGCTCGCCTGCTTGTTTGGCGGAGAACAGAAGAGCCAGTTCCAGAGCAGAGGGAATGAATACGCCGGCTCCGATCTCCAAAGCCTGCCTGGCAATCGGGCTGCCAGCTTCAGCCATGGCGGCCGTATTCGAGGCGCCGTCTCGGTAGCTGGCGGCCCCGTCCACGTTCTGGCCGTATTCGCCCCATTCGCCAGTGAACTCTGCGCTCTTGCCAAGATCGATGTAGGCGTATTCCTTGCCATTGAGCCAGTGGCGACCAAAGAAGGTTCCATCAGCCAGGGGCTGGCCGATTTCAGGAAGATCACTCGGGTGAATCGAATCGGGAATGGTGGTCATGGCTGGTTTCCTTTTTAGGTTTGCCCTGGGTTGGGCGATAGGGCGCCCGGATGGGCAAATTGGTTGGAGCTGGTGATGCCCTGCTACCGGCAGGGCGGTGGTGGTCAGCAGCTCTCGCCGCGCAGGAGGCCGTTCTCGTCGTACTCGTGGGCGCCGTCACCGCCGCCGAAAGAACCATCGAGAGTGGCCACGATGTAGCCTGCCCGGCGGTTGTCGCTCTGGGTACGAAGGTCACCCACGCCGCCCCCGAAAACGGTCAGGCCCAGCGCTTCCGCTTGCCGGGCGTATCGACTGATGCCGGCAGCGATTCGGCGGACCTCTTTCCGGTCGAGACCCGCGGCGCGACATTCGCCTTCGTTGATCTTCATGTCCTTTCCTCGGTGATGCCCCGGCTATCCGGGGCGGTTGGATTTCCTCGATGCCCCTCTTGCGAAGGGCATCTGAGAAATCGGGGTTTCTCCCGCGTTAGCGTACTTGGCTTATAATCGGCATGAAAAAGCCCGCTGGTAGCGGGCTCAATTCGGTAAATATGAATTCAGACGATCACGTCTTAACCAGGCTCTGATAGACGCCCTTCAATGAGCTAACAACAGATTCCTCACTGAATCTGCTGTAGCAGTAGTTCCTTATGGATTGCTGATCGTACTTATGTCGATTATGGAATAGTGAAATCATGGCGTGTCCGAGTTTATCTGCGTATGTGGTAGGTACCAGAATACCAGTCTCCTTAGAAACTATTGACTCTGGACCTCCGCAGGATGTCGATATTACCGGCTTGCCAAGTGCCATTGCCTCAACCACGACAACGCCAAACGTTTCATATATGCTTGAAAGGACAAAAGCATCTGATGCTTGGATTTCGTCAATTACCTGGGATCGGCTCAGCTTTCCAAGGAACGTTACACTATCTGATATACCTAGTTCCTCTGATAGGCTCTCTAGGCCCTCTCGGCAAGGCCCGTCTCCTCCTATTCTGAGGCGAAGTTTATCGTTGTTGGCGTATGCTTTTGAGAAGGCCTTTAGAAGGGTTGCCTGATCTTTGTTCCTGTCAAGCATAGCTACATTCAAGAAAACGAAACTGTCTTCATCTTCATTCTTCTGATCAAGACTTCTGTCAAAGAAGTCTTGATTGACAATGTTTGGAATGTACTCCCAATCATTGTTATCACAAGTGAATAGCTTGCTCAAAAGCTTAGTGAACTCAGTGCTTACTGCGATCCTTGCTCCAGCCTTTGGGGCTACAGTCTGAGCAAGTGCTATTTGTGATTTGTTATATAGCCCCCTTGCATAAGCAGAACTGTGCTCAGTAACAACGAACGGGATTCCTGATTTTTCTGAAATCTTGCTGGCCAGGTGCCCAGCGTAAAGTAGAGAGTGGGCATGGATTATGTCCGGCTTACCGTGCTCATCAACGTACTTTTCGTACAGCTTTGCTCCGTGTAGCTCCCATAGCCACCCGTTCAGCTTGGCTATCCTCGGGAACCAGTTCACGCCGTGCCATCTGTATGTAGGAATACCGTTCTCCACTTCGTGAGAAAGACCGGATTCGCCTTTCAACACTCCACGCCAGTTCCTCAAGGATCGGAGCTGAGGGTAGATAACCCCAACCTTGCATCCGTGCTTCGATAACGCTTCAGCCTGCTCCTTGAAAAAGCTTCCGTTGATATCGCCTGGATACGCTGGATACCACGAGGGGATAATAAGTATGTGCAAAGCTCATCCTCCATGCCTAGCTGCGTGACGGGTGAGCTTAACCCCTTGCGTCCCTGCATACGAGGGAATCCTATTCCCTATGGTAGGTTCTTGACTTCCTCGATGCGCCTGGAGACAGGCGCATCTGAGAAATCTGTTTTTCTTTCCCGCAGGCCGCGGACTCTCCCCGCCTGCACTCATGTTTGTTCCAGGTCTACCTTTCGGCGCTGGTCCGGATCTACGCTGCTCCGGTCGGGTCGAGGCGCGATTAGATGCTGCTTCGCTTTTACCCGTGGTCACCTTTGGCCCGGTGACTCGCTAAGGGCGACCCTTTCCAGGGCCTGGCGCTGCGTTGTTCTGCGGCGTTGAGTGAACTATAAGCATGCTTACACATGGATGCAAGTCCTCTTACAGATTTTTTTAAGGGCAAAAGAAAGCCCGCTTATAGCGGGCTGCTTTCTGACGGGCGGCTTACCTTCTGGCTATGTACGAACCGATGATCACCCCGATTATCTGGACATCTTCAGATATCTCGGTCAGCGGGTACTGAGGATTGAGTGGCTTCAGGTAAAGGCGGCCAGACTCCCTCACGAACATCTTGAAAGTCGCCTCGTTGTCGGGGTGTAGCTTGGCGATCACAGGATCACCACTCTGCGCCTCGACGTCGGGATCTACGAAAATCACTGTCCCTTTGGGGTAGCTCTCCGAGCCAGGGTAAGGGCTCGTCATGGAATCACCATCTACCCGCAAAGCAAAGCCCCGCGGACCGATCCTGTCCGGGCAGGGCATCCATTCCTCTGCTTCACCTATCGCGTACAAGTCTATGGCCTCACTCCAATTTCCGGCAGAAACCCAACTGATTACAGGGATAGCCGTGAAGCTCTGAGGGTAGACGTTGATCTCAGATATTTCACTTTTATTCTGTGTGGTTTTTTCTCCTCCACGATCCGCTCCGGGATCGAACATCTCTCCCTTTCCAGAGATCAGCCAGTCGACCGAAGACCCATAGGCCTTGGCGATCGCCATGAGGTGTTCGTTTCGGATGCTCTTCGTCTTCCCGCTGAACCATTGGCTAACAGCGGGATACGAGATTCCGCAGACGTCCTTCAGGGTCGTCTTGATCTGTCGTTTAGGCACGCCACTGCTGGCAAGGAGCAGCTCTATACGGTCGGTTATGTTCATGCCGGAACTCTATAAGCAGACCGTAGAAGCATGGTTTCTTTACCTTGCACAAAATAGTGTAAGTATGCTTTCATAACGACGTGTCTTCAGGAGAAAGCACATGACCAAGACCGAAGCGATCAACCACTTCGGCGGCAAATCCAAGCTCGCCGCCGCGCTGGGAATCTCTTACGCAGCGGTCCAGCAGTGGGGCGAAGAGATCCCTCTGCTCCGCCAGTACGAGATCGAGAAACTGACCCGTGGCGCCCTGAAGGTGCCGAAAAAACCAAAGGCCGCATAAGGAAATCCACCAGATGTACGACGACACACGACACCTGAAAGACCGCGAGATCAAGTCGCGCTACGACGAAGAAACCTATGAGGCCGTGAAGGCAGTAGCCCGACTGCATCGCCTTCAGCCCGCTGTGTTCGTTCGTATGTGCGTCGAGGAAAAGCTGTCCCGACTGGTTGAGCAGGATACCGAAGAGTCCATGACGGCCTGAAGGCCCGGAGGCGGGCCTTATGCCGGACACAACAATTACTCACGGCGTCTCTGAGCACCTGTACCGAAAGCTGGTTGAAGAAGCTGAGAAAGCAGGGCTGACGCCTGATGAGTACGCGGCTCGGATTGTTCGAGAACGGTTGATCGAACTAACCAAGCCAAGAGGGGCCGGGAAAGTCCGGTTTCTCAGGAAGGACTGAAGAGGGACTGAAAAGTGAATAAAGCGACCCATCAGCATTTGGCAATGGTAGCTGCACTTCGAGTGGCGGTATGCCGCTGTCCTTCTCAGAAAGAAAAAGCCCGCAAGGACTGCTTAATGCACCTGCGGGCTTCGTTGCGTTCGGTGGCAGCCGAGCGCGTATGACCAACGGAGACAGTATGACCAACGTAATTAGCCTAATCAAGTCCCAAGGGTTTACCCGTATGGACAATGACCTGTATGAGGCCCTCATTGGGGCTGACCTGTCTGGTCGAGAACTAAGGGTAGCCTTGGCTATCCACCGTCTGACTGTTGGCTATAACGTCGCAGAGGCGCGCATAGCCGCCTCGGTGATTGCTGATATGTCCGGCATCCACAGAGAGGATGTTTCCCGGGCGATCTGCGAGTTAATCCGCCAGCGAGTGATTTACCGTACCGGAGGGAGCCGGAGCCCGATGGGTTTCGCGCCGGTTTCTGAGTGGAAAATCGACGATAAGAACACCCACCAGAACAAGCAGAAATCAGTGCCACAGTGTGGCGTTTCTACCACATCCAATGTGGCGTTCTTACCACACAATAAAGACAGTAAAGACAATTCAGTTCCTTCGGAACTTGTCGACGCTGTCGCTTCGACCGATCCGGTTTTGGTTCTCGACGGTTCGCCATCGTCTGATCAACCAAAGTCCGAGCGGATCCCGTTCTCTCGGATCCAAGAAATCTACAACCGGGTTTGCGGTGGCAAGCTGCCCGAGTGCCTGAAGCTCAGCGAAGATCGCAAGCGCAACATCCGCAAGTGCTGGAATCTCAAGTTCGGTGGTGGATACCCGTTCCGCAAAGGGGAGTTTTGGGAGGGGTATTTCCATGACTGCCTGACAAACCGGCATTGGCTTGGCGAGAACGACCGTAGTTGGCGAGCAGACATTGAGTTTCTGACCCGCGAGAAGACCGTGTTGAAAGTCCTGGAGGGCGCGTGATGGATGAGCGTCCGCTGGTAGCGATGGAAGCTGAGCAGAGTGTGCTTGGCGCGCTGATGAAGAAACCGGAACTGTGCGAGGTTGTTGGGGCTTTCCTTTCCCCGACCGACTTCAGCCATGCCGACAACTCAGTGATCTACAGCCTGATCCTTGCCTGTCATTCGAAGGCCATCGTGCCTGACCCGCTTTCTCTGGCGGAGGCTAGGTCGGAGCTTCCAAGTGGCGCCTTTACGCTTGCATACGCCAACGATCTATGGCGCGAGGTTGCGAGCACAGCTAGCGCCGAAAACTTCGCCAGGATTGTCGTCGAGCGTGCAAAGGCTCGGGAGCTGTATGAAGCGGGCGAACGGATCATGAACATCGCCCTTCAGAGAGGGAAAATCCCGGACCAGGTGGCTGAAGCGCAGAGCATCGTTCTTGATCTCAACGCCCAGGACGAGACTCCTGACGTGGTGACGCTGCGCGAGGCAATGCTCCCAGTCTTCGACGAAATGGAAGTTCGCTGGAAGGGAACTCAGTCGGTCGGACTGAAGTTCAACCTGCCAGACCTCGATGCCGTTATCCAGGGATTGCGTCCCGGCAACCTGGCAATCATCGCTGGTCGGCCCGGAACGGGTAAGACGGTTCTCGGCGTGGGGATTGCTGACGAAATTGCCGTTCGCAACCGGGGAGCCGCCTTGATCTTCTCGCTGGAGATGTCTCAGGCCGAACTTGCAAAGCGTTCGCTCGCATCGCTTTCTGGTGTTTCGCAAGCGGCGATCGACTCAGGCAAAGCGCTGGAGTGCCAGGACTCTATTGCACGCATGACTGCCGCAGTGGACCAAGTCTCCAGGGGTGATGTGCGAATTTGCGACAAGGGAGGACTGACTTTCAGTCGGATCTGCTCCATCGCCCGATTCCAGCATCGAGCAAAGCCGCTGAGCCTGATCGTCATCGACTATCTCGGGCTTATTACCTCAGATCCGAGTCACCGTCATCAGAACCGAAACCAAGAACTTGGCGCCATAAGCCGAGGGCTCAAGGCTCTCGCCAAAGAGCTTGGCATTCCAATTGTCGCGCTTGCTCAGCTCAATCGGAGCATCGAAACCCGGGCCGACGCCAAGCCCAAAATGAGCGACCTGCGCGATTCCGGCGAGATCGAACAAGACGCCGACGTGATCATCATGGCTCACCGGGATATGAGCACTGAGCGTGGACAGAACGGTATCACCGAGCTTGATGTCGTGAAGTGTCGCCACGCAAAGCCCGGCTTCTGCCTGTTGCAGTTCCAGGGCGAGTTCGCGCGCTTCGTCAGTTGCGCCCAGGACCGGGAAGAGCAGCAGGAGCAGACGGTTCGTCCGCAGCGTCCTTCCGCGCGATCAATGGTCGCCGACTTCAAGCCGCGAGGTGCCCAATGAAACGCTCCTGGACCGTAATCGTAGGCGCCAAGCGCTTCACCATGATCGTAATGGACGACAGCGACCCGGTAGAGGTCGTGAAGAGCATCTGGCCGCAGGGGAGGGTTGAGGCATGAAGACCTTCGAACTGATCCGCATGGAAGGCCTGCGCACCTACGGTCGGCAAGTTGAGGCCAATACCTGGCGCGAAGCCGAGCAGCAATGCCGCGACGGCGAGATCGTAAACGGCGAACTGATCGGTGTGTACGACTGCGATCCTGTAACCGAGGCCGTCTGCACTGCGCGCAATGACGTGATGATTGAGCGGATGGGGGTGTGCTGTGGCTGACAAGAAGATCGACAAGTTCTGGAATTACATGCTGGCGGCCATCATCGGAATGAGCTTCGCCGCGCTGGCTATCCATCTCTATGACCGATTCTCCGGGAATGGAACAGCCTGGAACTTCTACAGCCCCAACACGGACATGACCTGCCTTGTCGCTCGTAGTCATGGGCAGGAAGTTATGGCTTGCCTTCCCGGTGATCGCCGGCAGGAGGCTGGCCGTGGCTAACCCCCGATTCCACCTCCGCAACGAGACCGACCGTCAGCGCGCTATAGCGATCCTTCAGCGCGTTGACCTGACCGAGGGCAAGACCTGGAGCCTCCACGACGAGGCCCGCAGTGACGCCCAGAACAGGCGTATGTGGGCCATGTTGCGCGACATCAGCCAACAGGTCGAGTGGTATGGCCGGAAGCTGGACGATGAGAGCTGGAAGCACATCTTCAGCGCGGCGGTACAGCGACAGGACGCAGTACCCGGCATCAACGGCGGCTTCGTGGTCCTTGGTGTATCGACCCGCAAGCAGTCAAAGAAGTGGTTCAACGAGATGTTTCTGGTGATGGAGTCCTTCGCCTCTGAGCGAGGAGTGAAGTTCACCACGCGGGATTACTGGGAGGCCGCATGAGCAAGTTCAAGTCTGGAGACATGGCGCTGGTCGTTGGCGGCAATCTGCTCTTGGGGTGCGAAGTGGAGCTCATCAAGTGGGTAGAGCCCGGCCAGACGTGGGCTGTCATTCGCGGGACGGAGTACGTGCTTGATCCATCCGAACCCGGCGGCGGCTGGCATGTGAGAAACGCGACGGATACCGGCATCAAGGAAGAGCGTTTCCTAATGCCCCTACGCGGCGACTTCCAGCCCGAGCAGCAGAAGGCGAAGGAGGTGGAGGCATGAAGATCGTCAGCAAAAAGCTGCGCGACTCTGCTCGAGGCCAGGAGTGCACCTTGCGCCTCCCCGGGATCTGCAGCTTCGACCCTGAGCGCACTGTCCTTTGCCATCTGCCGGTAGGGATGAAGGGTGTGGGGATGAAAAGCCCAGACCTTTTCGCGGTGTTCGCGGATGACTGCTGCCATGCCGTTCTTGATGGACGCGCGCCCGGGTCAATTGATGGTCGCGACATCCTGCGGGCGTTGGCAGAAACCCAGATGAAATGGATCGAGATGGGTCTTCTTACCGTCAGGGGTGCAGCATGACCCGCCTTACCTACACCCATGACGGAAAAACGATGAGCCTGCAGGAATGGGGCGAATTCCTTGGGGTGAAGTGGAAAACGCTGTGGGCCCGCATCAACAGCGGAATGCCCCTCTCCAAAGCATTAGCGGTCGATGTGGAGAAAAAGAAGCCTGCTCGAGACATGACCCGGGTTATCGAAAAGGTCTGTGCGGCATGCGGGAAGAGTTTCCTCATCCCGAAATGTCGTGATTGGAGAGAAAACAGCTGCTCGAGCAAATGCAAGGTTGCAGCCCGCAAGGCGCGCAGTGCTGCCCTACAAGCAGAGCGGACTAAGCAATGCGAGCGCTGTGGAACTCCGTTCATTGCCAAGAAGAGCCAATTGGATGCCGGCCAGGGCCGTTTCTGCAGCCACGAATGCTCCTTCGAAGGGCACACCAAATTCACTCTCCACACCAAAGAAGCGAAGCAAAAGGCAGCGGCGACATGGAAGGCGAACTTCCTGAGTGGCGCTTTCACCCTGCCGAAGGGCCCGGATAGCCCTTCGTGGAAAGGTGGGCGGGCTGCTGTCAATCAGCGGCGAATTGAGAGTGGTGCGTCTGCAGAGAGTCTCCGCCGCTACAGGGCAAAGAATCCAGAGCGCGTCCGCGAATGGTCGCATCAGCGCAGAGGCAAGAAGGTTAGCCGTCTGCCTTGGGGAACAACACAGAAACTTGGAGCTGCTCAGCGGTGGAAGTGCGCGATTTGCAGGGTCTGCGTGAAGAAGGCCTATCACCTGGATCACATCATGCCGTTGAAGCTGGGCGGGGCACACGAGCCAGCAAATCTTCAACTGCTTTGCCCTACCTGCAATGTGCGGAAGAACGCCAAGCACCCTGTCGATTACATGCAAGAGAGAGGGTTCCTGATATGAGCCTCGAGATTGTGCGTAAGGCAGCACACGACACCATCGCCCAGCTTGCGCGCATGGGCCTTATCGATGCGAAGGGGGCGGCATGAAGATCTCGCAGAAGCTTTGGTGCCTATTCGGAGTTCACGAATACAAGCTGATCAAAGAAGGCACAGTTCGATTCATCCATCGTGATGGAACGCCAAGTGGCACTACCGGAATCTACTACCACTTCCAATGCGGCGTCTGTGGGCGCTTCAAGGAGAAGCGCGCATGAGCAACATCCGCAACGTTCAGTGGAACGAGGGGGCGCCTGACGAGATTCTCCCAGGAATGCTTTTGCTTTGGGAGGACACCGATGGATCGATTTATCTCGTCGGGCATGAGCATGACATCTGCGATGAAGAGCGCCAGTACATCGAGCGCTGGGCCTGGCTGATCAAGCCTCAAGAACTCGCCTGGCTCGAAGACATGGCAAACAAGCACAAGGCGAGGGCGCGGGGATGAGCGACGACAAAGTTGTTCCGATGAAGAAGCGCGAAGACCGGTATGAGGCCCTGATCAGGGACGAGGCTGATTTCGACGCTCTTGTGATGGGTGCGATCAAGTTCGGCCAGGACCACGGTCTGCCTGAGTCGATGATGAAGGGCATCCTCATGAGCGCGATCATCGATCTCGACTTCAACTGCATCGTGTTTGAGCAGGAGGACGGGGCATGATCATAGGAATTGACCCCGGCTGCACGGGCGCCATTGTCGTTCTGCAGGACGATTTCTCGTACGTGGCATCACTCGCCATGCCAACCACTAAGGTAGGCACGAAAAGCCGCGTGAACGGCGCAGCTATCGCCGCCTTCCTGCTCGATGAGGTAGGCAGCAAGCCGGCCCATGCATACCTAGAAAAAGTTGGCGCGATGCCGGGCCAGGGGGTGTCCTCGATGTTCACCTTTGGCCATGCCGCAGGAGTTGTCGAGGGGATCCTCCAGGGCCTTGGCATTCCCTATACCCTCGTAACGCCTCAAGCGTGGAAGAAGCGCGCCGGCCTAATTGGAAGCGACAAGGATGCTGCGCGCAGTCGTGCCATTCAGCTTTATCCGACCCTTCGAGAGTTAGACACGAAATGCCGTGGTCAAGCGATTGCGGACGCCATTCTCATAGCCAGGCATGGAGACAGCATATGACTCCCCGGGAAATGCTGATTGAGCGCAGATCTAGGCAGAAGGCGAAACGTGAAGCGTGCGCACTTAATGCGAAGTGGCGACCTGGCTACTTTTGGGAAAGGTTTGAAAGGCTTTTTCGGGAGGGGATGTGATGGGGCCGACAACGTGGACTCTTCCGGTTTTTTCTGATTTGGGGAGTGAAGTTGTGGAAATCGAGATTAAAGACGACATAAACCACCCGCAGCACTACAAGCTGTTCCCCGACATGGAAGCCTTCGACGTAATCAAGGCATCCCTGAGTCCTGACGAGCTTCGCGGCTACCTCAAGGGCAATGTCCTGAAGTATCGCCTTCGTGCTGGAGAGAAAGGCCCGGCTGAGAAGTGCATCGCCAAGGCTGAATGGTACAAAGCCCGTCTTTTTGAGCAGGAGAACGCCTGATGTCCACTCGCAGTTTCAGTGACGATGATCTCATCGAAGCTCTGAAGAGCATGACTAACTCCCAGGCGGCGAAGCACTTCGACGTCAGCAAGCGGCAGATCGAGCGTCGGCGTGCTGCTCTTGTGCGCAAAGGCTGGAGCCCTGCGCATGACCTGCACCACGCCGTACCAGACGGATACATGCTCAAAGGCGCGTCGACGCTCTACAAGGAAGGTAAGCCCGTTCTTCAGTGGGTTAAGTCAACCGTTGACGAAGAGCGGCAGCGCGAACTGTTTGAGGCTTCATGCAAGGCTGCCGTCAAAGACCTCCCTGTCGTGGTGCCTAAAGAGGCCCTCGGAAAGCATGTCGACCACCTGATGACTGTGTACCCAATCGGCGACCCTCACTTCGGTGAGTACATCTGGGGCGACGAATGCGGACGTGATTGGGATCTGTCGATTGCTGAGCGTGTGCACTGCCAGGCCATGGCTGCACTCGTCGATGCGGCTCCGAAGACCGAGCGCGCGCTCATCATCAACCTGGGCGATGCCGCGCACTACGATTCCATGATCGCGGTAACTCCGCGCTCAGGCCATCACCTGGACGCCGACAGCCGCTACGCAAAGATGGTCGACGTGCTGATCCTGGCAATGCGTCAGGTCGTCGAATCAGCGCTCAAGAAACACCGCTATGTCCACGTCGTCCACGTCATCGGCAATCACGACGAGACGGGGGCGGTCTGGCTCAGCCGACTGTTTGCCCACCTCTACAGCAAAGAGCCTCGCGTGACAGTGGAAACCTCGCCAAGCGTGTTCAGCTACTACCGCTGGGGAAAGACGCTGATCGGTATGCACCATGGCCACACTGCCAAAGCCCATGTGCTACCTGGCGTTATGGCCACAGACAGGGCCAAGGATTGGGGCGAGACAATCCATCGCTATTGGTACACCGGCCACATCCACCACGAAAGCAAAAAAGAATTCCCGGGCTGTGTAGTCGAGTCGTTCAACACTCTCGCCCCGGCTGACAGCTACGCACACAGCGGCGGCTATCGCGCTCGGCAGAACATGAAGTGCGTGGTGCTTCACAAGGAGCACGGCGAGGTCGCACGGCACACGGTTAGTCCTGACATGTTGGAAGGGGAAGCGGCATGAACAAGAAACGGGGAGCGCTTTGGGATACCGAATACATGCTTGAGCAATGGGGCTGGTGGCGCATGAGCGGAATGGGTGTTCCGCGCTACGTGTCGCCCAGCTTCGCGCTCATGCGTGACAATGTACAGCAGCACAGCGGCGTGAGCTTCAGCATTACCGATGAGCTTGCTATGAGCGTAGATAGTGCTGTTGCCCGATTGACCGCCAGGGAGAAGCAGCACGGCGTCAATGGCCCATTCATGGGCGACTGCCTGTGGCTCTACTTCGGCGCCAAGTGGACGGCTGTGCGTGTCGGGAAACACCACGGCATCAGCGAAGCCAAGGCTCGCGAACTGATCAAGGCCGGCGTAGCATGGGTGGATAGCGCTCTGGAGAGCATGAGGGAGGCGGCATGACTTTAAGCCGGGAGAAAGTAGCTGTTGTATTCGGCGTTGATCCTTCCGAGATGAGTGACGAACTGTTAGCCGATATCAAAAATATATTCACTCTCCATGAAAGGTATCTACTAGGCCTCTATAAACAATTCACTGATCAACTTGATATTGACAGCCGCGCGGAAGGGTGAAAAGATTCACATAGTTTGCGGTTTTACCGCATTGAGAATCCATCGGGTTGCGACTACGCGGCCGGGATCGCCTTGGACACGCAGGCGTTAAAGTGAAGTGGGAGCCGGTGGAAGCCCGGCAAATCAAACATCCAGAGCCCAGCCTAGCGCTGGGCTTTTTGTTTATGCATGCGAATGCGCAGCTGATGCGATGAGATGGGTAGAAGGGCGACGTACCCATGTAAAAAGCCACGCCCTCATGCCGGGTTCAGATCCGGCCGCATGCACCCTTCTTAGGGACCGATGGCAGTAGGACCCAAGTGAGCCGGCGCACCCGGTAACTGCCCGATAAAGTCCTCTTCGGAGGCTGCCAGGTTGAGCTTTAAGCCGCCTGGTACTGATCCCCATCAGCGCTGCATCCCCAAGCGGCGCCTTTGCCCGCAGCCCCGCGGGCGTTTTATTCCGTAGTGCCCAAGGCCGGCGAGGCCGCAGGACTCTCAGAGACATGAAGATGACAGAACCAGCCAGCACAGCGGCAGGAGGCCTAGTTTTGTACAAGCTAGGTGCTTTCGGTGTCGTGGCCGTACTGGCTGCCATCGTTGTTATGTGCATGACAGTGCCGAAGACCATCAAGGAATTCGCCTGTGCATTGATTGTGACGCTGATGTTCTCGATTGGCGGCGGCGGCTGGATCATCAAGGCCAAAGGCCTGGAAGAGTGGGTGAACGACGAGTTCGGCCTATTCGCTCTGCTCGGGCTCGTATTCGTGTGCGGTCTGCCTGGTTGGGTACTGACCCGTGGCTTCTTTGCCTATGCCGAGTACCGCAAGAGCGGACGCAGCTTCATGAAGATGGTCAACGACATCACCAGCGTGATTAAGTCGGTAGTCTGGAAATGAGCATCTCTCCCTCTGCACTCGACACCCTCACCAAGACAATTTGGGGTGAGGCTCGCGGAGAGGGAAGGGAAGGCATGATTGCCGTCGCCTGGGTGATCCTCAACCGTGCCGCAATTGGCGGCTGGTGGGGCAACAGCATCGAGACTGTATGCCTGAAGCCTTGGCAGTTCTCATGCTGGAACGCCAACGATCCGAATGCTCCCTACATGCGCGGTCGCAAGGCTATCCCTGGCCATCAATATACCGCAGCGCGTGAAGCCGCCCTGGCTGCCGTAGAAGGGCATGAGAAAGACCCAACGTTGGGCGCTACTCACTACTACGCGCCGAAGGCCGTGAAAGAGCCGGCATGGGCCAAGACTGCGACTAAGACAACGCAGATCGGCGGCCACATCTTTTTCAAGAACGTGAAGTGATGGAATGGCTCGGCGCGATCCTCATCCTCGCAGTGATCGCCCGTAACGCCTATCTCGTCATCGATGAGTGGTCAGTCGGTGGAGTCATCTGGCACGTCCTGATGGTCCTTGGCTGGTCTGCTCTGTTCTGGATCCACGTATCCGGGCTCGTCCTGGGGAAGATTTCTTGCTGAGGGCTGAGCATGCTTGGATTTACCACTAAGGCCGAGGCGCAAAAGATTGGCGCAACCCACCATGGCAGCTATTACGGCATCCCCATGTGGATGGGCGATGTGGACAGTGATTGCCCACTGGCTTTCACCAAATGGGCGCCCTTTGAATTTGTCGTTGACCTCTTCTCCTATATCGAGGGCATCGTGAATTCCATGCTCGACCAAGAGCCGACATTCATGTTCAAGATTGGTCGTCGCATCGACGGGAAAGATGACTAAGTGGCTGATCGTTGCAGTGGGTGTGCTGGCTGTCTTGCTGGCAGGTTCTGCGGCAGCCTGGCGCATGAGCGTTCTCAGCAATGAGCGTGATCAGTACCGCGCAGAGGCTGAGCAAGCCAAAGCACAGGCCGGCGACTATCAACGCCGCGTAGAAGCCGGCAACGCCATCGAGCGCACATACCTAGAGGCAGTGAAGAGTGCAAACGCTCAAAACGATCAGCTTCGCGCTGACATCGCTTCTGGTGCTCGCCGGGTGTACGTCAAAGCCAGTTGTCCAATGCAGCATCTCGGAGCCGCCCCCAGCTCTGATGCAGGAAGAGCCGAGCTTACTCCCTCTGATGGACAAACTGTTTCAGATCTCCGAGCCGGAATCGAGCGGAAAGAAGCGCTGATCAAGGCCCTACAGGAATACATCAATGGCATGCGCAGGATGTCAGCGGCGCCGTGAGTGGATCGCCAAGTGGAGTCGTATCGCATATGAGCGAGCGCGTGGAATCGTTACTGGAACAGCAGCTCCTGGAGCTGAAGCAGACCAACGCTCTGCTGGCTCAACTGATCGAGAGCAACACGACACTGATCGAAGCTCTAGCTCAGAGTGATGATGAAGAGCGGCCGGTGCTGAACTACCTGGATGGCTCAAGGCTGTGAGCAGGCTCAGTACCGTCAAGCCACGTATCCAAATGGCAGAGGGAAGGGCAGTACAGACTGTCAACCCTGATAGCTGGAGATCCGGTAAGAACTCAACTCAGCGTGGGTACGGATACAGATGGCAACAGGCGAGGGCACGGTTCCTTGCCAAGCATCCGCTGTGCTGTATGTGCGAGGAAGAGGGTAAGGTCACTGCCGCCACGGTTGTTGACCATATCAATCCTCACAAGGGCAATGACGCCCTGATGTGGGACGAGACCAATTGGCAGCCCCTTTGTGATCATCACCATAGCTCTACGAAGCAGAGGATGGAGAAGTCTGGATTCTCTGTTGGCTGTGATGCTGAAGGTATGCCATTAGGCGTATCTCATCACTGGAATGCATAGATATATCGGTCCCTCGTGAAAAACTGATTAATTGATAATAATTCTCAATAATATCAAAGCAGGATAGGGGGGGGAGGAAAAAATTTTCAGACCGACCCCTTCTAGACCGCGCCCGAAAGTATTTCTTCATTAATTCGTAGAATTTTGGAACACAGAAATGGCAGAGCGAGGCAGAAAGTCAGTAGCTTCGCTGGCTGTTGCTGCGCCTGCTGGCATTGATCGCAGGCTGGCACCTCCGGCTGATTTGACCGCCGCGCAAAAGGGCGTATGGGTTTCTCTGGTAAATGCCCGCCCTGCCGATTGGTTTGGCGATGAGCACATTGGGATGCTTGCCCAATATTGCCGGCACAAGGTACAGGCTGACCTTATCGCCCAGCAGCTGGAACAGTTCGATCCGGCGTGGCTGGTAGATGATGAAGGCTTGAAGCGATTCGATAAGCTCGGCGCCATGCTGGAGCGGGAGACGCGCTGCATGAATGCACTGCTCCGCTCAATGCGACTGACGCAGCAGAGCCTGGTGCGCGCCGACAAGGCTGTAACGACCACGAAAGGTAAGAAGCCGTGGCAGGTCGAAAGCGACTAACCCGCGGCGAGCGGAATATTCAGTGGATTGAACATCACTGCTGCATCCCTGAAGGTCGCCTGGTTGGCAAGCCGGTCAAGCTGACCAAGCACCAAAAGAAGTGGATCAAGCGCATCTACGACTCGCCGACGCGGATGTTCATCCTGTCGATGGCGAGGAAGAATGCCAAGACGGCTCTATCGGCATTCCTACTTCTCCTGCACCTGTGCGGTCCGGAAGCCCGGCCTAACTCCCAGCTGTACAGTGCGGCACAGTCCCGCGACCAGGCCGCAATCCTGTTCGAGCTGGCGGCCAAGGTGGTTCGGATGAGCCCGGATCTGTCGGAGTACGTGAACATCCGGGATACCGCCAAGGAATTGCTCTGCGGTGAGCTTGGCACTTTCTACAAGGCGCTCAGCGCGGACGCAGCAACCAAGTTCGGCCTGAGCCCGGCGCTGATCGTTCACGACGAACTGGGCCAGGTGGTAGGCCCCAGGTCGCAGTTGTATGAAGCCCTGGAAACCGCCTCAGCTGCCCAGGAAAGCCCGCTCTCGATCATCATCAGCACGCAGGCGCCGACCGATGCGGACCTGCTCAGCTTGCTGATTGACGACGCATTGTCCGGAGCCGATCCGCGCAACAAGGTGGAGATTTGTACCGCGCCGCTTGATGTAGACCCGTTCAGCGAAGAAGCAATCCGGGCGGCCAATCCACACTTTGATGACTTCATGAACAAGGACGAGGTGTTCCGCCAGGCGGCGGATGCCAAGCGCCTGCCGAGTCGTGAGCCTGCTTACCGCAACCTGATCCTGAATCAGCGCGTCGAGGCACGCACGCCATTCGTGAGCCGGTCAGTCTGGCAAGAGAATGGCGGTCAAGCTGAAAGCCTGGACGGCAAGCGCGTCTATGGCGGCTTGGACCTCTCCAGCGTGAACGACCTAACCTGCCTTGTCCTGGTTGGCGAGGACGGCGACGTTGAGCCTACCTTCTGGTTGCCCGGAGACGGTCTGGCTGAGAAGGCGCGGAATGACCGCGTTCCGTACGACATCTGGGCGCGGGATGGATTCCTCGAAACCACGCCGGGCCGGTCCATCGAATACGAGTTTGTAGCTGAATACCTGCGCAGGGTGTTCGACCGCTGCGACGTGCAGTGCATCAACTTCGACCGCTACAACATGCGTTTCCTGAAGCCATGGCTGGAGCGTGTCGGCTTCACCGAAGAAGAGATCGGGCGGTTCAAGGAGTTCGGACAGGGTTTCGTCAGCATGTCCCCGGCGCTTCGCGAGTTGGAATCGCGGTTGTTGGCGAAGAAGCTGCGCCACGGCAATCACCCGGTACTGACCATGTGCGCGGCGAACGCGATCACGGTCAGCGACCCGGCTGGTAACCGCAAATTCACCAAGGCCAAGGCCACCGGACGCATTGACGGAATGGTGGCTTTAGCAATGGCAGTCAGCGGTGCAGCGGCCAACGAAGTTGAGCCTGAGCGCACCTATCAGATGTTCGTCCTGGGCTGATTGCCCCACACCTTTTGAGCCCGCCTAGTGTGGGCTTTCTCGTTTCTGGAGAGCCCGCAATGAAGACCAATCGAGCGTACAGCACCCTTGAGGTGAAAGCGCTGGACGATGAGAAACGCGTCATCACTGGTATCGCTTCCACTCCATCGCCGGATCGGATGCAGGACGTGGTTGAGCCGAAAGGCGCCCAGTTCAAGCTGCCTATCCCTTTCCTCTGGCAACACAACCACGACGAGCCGATTGGCCATGTAACTGAGGCAAAGGTCACTCAGAAGGGGATCGAGGTATCGGTTCAGCTAACGCAGGTTGAAGAGCCTGGGAAGCTGAAAGACCGGCTTGATGAAGCATGGCAATCGATCAAGTCGGGCCTTGTGCGCGGCCTTTCTATCGGCTTCTCCGCAAAAGAGTTCGAGCAGATCCCCGGTTCTTGGGGGCTGCGCTTCTTGTCCTGGGAATGGTTCGAGCTTTCTGCTGTGACCATCCCGGCAAACGCAGAGGCAACCATTACTTCTGTGAAATCCATCGACCGCGAGCAGCGCGCCGCGCTTGGCATCAAGTCTGTTCCGGTCGTGCGTATCACTCCCGCCGGCGCTTCGGCAATCAAGACCAAAACCATCAAAGTTCCGAAGCCCCAGGAGGGCCGTGAAATGAAAACTATCGCTGAACAGATTGAGGCATTTGCCGCAGAACTGAAAACCAAGCAGGCAGCCATGGATTCCCTGATTGATAAATCCGGAGAACAGGGAATGACCTTCGACGCTGAGCAGAAGGAAGAGTACAAAACTCTGAAAATGGAGACTGATGCCCTTGAAGAGCACATCGACCTTCTGCGTGAGCGCCAAAAACGAGAAGCGAAGTCGGCAAAGCCTATCTCTGAAGATCCTGGCGCCCAGCGCATGGCCAACGTGAAAACTCTGGACTTCAAAGAGGTTCAAGTTCGCGCCAAGAACACCCAGAAGTTGGAGCCCGGCATCGCGTTCGCCCGCGCCGCCAAGTGCCTGGCGCTCGGTCATCTGGAGCACCGCGACGCCATCGGCATCGCCAAGTCTCTGTACGATGGCCAAGACTCGATCATCGCCGCCACTCAGCGACTGGTGACCAAGGCTGCCGTCGCCGCTGCTACCACCTCCGATGCTACCTGGGCTGGCCCGCTGGTCGGTGACGAGACCAGTGTATTCGCGGATTTCGTCGAGTATCTGCGCCCGCAGACTATTCTCGGCCGCTTCGGCACCAACGGTATTCCCAGCCTGCGCCGTGTACCATTCCGCGTTCCGCTGATCGGCCAGACCTCTGGTGGTGACGGCTACTGGGTCGGTGAGGGTCAGGCAAAGCCGCTCACCAAGTTCGACTTCGAGCGTAAGACCCTGGAGCCGCTGAAGGTTGCGAACATTGCAGTAGCAACCATGGAAGTGATCCGCGATTCGAGTCCGTCTGCCGACGTCATCATCCGCGATCAACTCGCTGCGGCACTGCGGGAGCGTCTGGATATCGACTTCATCGACCCGGCCAAGGCGGCGGTCGCTGGCGTTTCTCCGGCATCTATTCTCAATGGCGTAGCCGGTATCCCGTCGAGCGGTAACACTGCTGATGATGTGCGCGCTGATATCCGCGCACTGTTCAATGCCTTCATCGCGGCGAACAACGCCCCGACCTCTGGTGTGTGGCTAATGCCTGCTACCACCGCTCTGGCATTGAGCCTGATGCAGAACCCGCTTGGTCAGGCCGAGTTCCCTGGCATCTCCATGACTGGCGGCAGTCTGTTCGGTCTTCCGGTGATCGTTTCGGAGTACATCCCGACCGCTTCGGCTGGCGCCGTAGTCGCACTGGTGAACGCCAGCGATATCTACCTCGGAGACGAAGGCGGCGTTGATCTGTCGATGTCCACCGATGCGTCGCTTCAGATGGACAACGCTCCTGACAACCCGACTACCGCCAGCACCGTTCTGGTCTCGCTGTGGCAACGCAACTTGGTTGGCTTCCGTGCAGAGCGCGCAATCAACTGGGCGCGTCGTCGTGCTTCGGCTGTTGCCTATCTGACCGGCGTGAACTGGGGCGCTGCATAAGTGCACAGATAGGGGCCTTCGGGCCCCTTTCTTCCCTTGAGGTGCACGTAAGTGAGGCAACGATGAAAGTAGATGTTCTCTACCTGAAGAGCGGCAAGACCGTTTCGATGGAAAAGCGGTATGCCGACATTCTGTCGAAGCTTGGCCACGTTTTGGTCGTAGAGCCGGTCCAGGCAGGCGCCCAGGATGAAATTGTCACTGCTGTAAGCAACGCTGCTGAAGAAGAGCAGCCTAACCGCCGTGGTCGCCGATCTCGCAAGCAGCAAGAATCTACTGAGGAATGAGCATGAAGCCTGCGCTGAAGAAAGCTAGACAAGCACTCAACGCAGCCTTGCAGTTCGTCGTTAGCGCTGTGGTGTGGATCGTGCTGCTATTCATCGGCGGCATTGGTTCTATCGTCTATGGCGTTTATCTATTGGCTGGAAAGGGTCCGAGCGCAATCGTGCTTGGGGTATTCCTGCTTTGCGCCTGCGTCATTCTGAAAAAGGCTGTCGTAAATGGCTAACTCGTTGAGCATTTTCGCGGCGACGAAAGCAGTTGTCAGCCAAGAGGCTAAGTCGCTATCGAATGTGCCTGTCTCACGCGGCTGGTGGCCGCTGATTCGAGAGCCATTCACTGGTGCATGGCAGCGGAACAAGGAAGAGCGGATCGACACGCTGCTCCAGTATCCGACGCTCTACGCTTGTGTTTCGCGGATCGCTACTGACATTGGGAAGATGCCATTCAGCCTTAAGGCCAAGAACTCGAATGGCATTTGGGAGGTGATTGAGAGCCCGGCATTCAGCCCCGTTCTTCGCAAGCCAAATCACTACCAGACTGCCCAGCAGTTCCGTGAGCATTGGTCGCTCTCGAAGAAGACTCAGGGGAACACCTACGCCCTGAAAGGCCGCGATATGCGTGGCGTGGTCATCGGCCTATACATTCTCGATCCTTGCCGCGTGATGCCTTTGGTATCCGACTCCGGTGAGGTCTTTTATCAGCTCTATACTGACAATCTGAATCTTCTGCCGGATGGCGAGACGGACCTAATCGTCCCTGCAACAGAAATCATCCATGACCGTTGCATCTGCCCGTTCCATCCGCTGATCGGTCTTCCGCCGATTGCGGCGGCATACTGGCCTGCGTTGAAGAATATGCGCATCCTGCGCTCGTCATCCGAGTTTTTTGCGAACAACGCTCAGCCTTCGGGGATTCTCTCTGCGCCAGGCGCTATCTCTGACGGGACTGCTGATCGCCTCCGGGCATACTGGAACGAGAACTTCACTGGCGCCAATGCCGGGAAAGTGGCAGTGGTAGGCGATGGGTTGCAGTTCGTTTCCCTGGCATCGAAGTCTGTCGATTCACAGATGGTTGAGCAGCTCCGCTATTCGGATGAGCAGATTTGCCAACCATTCGGGATTCCTCCATTCAAGGTTGGGCTCGGTTCGATTCCTGCCGGCCTCGGTGTCGACGCGATCAACCAGCTCTACTACGACGACGCTTTGCAGGCCGATATCCAGGCCATGGAATGCCTGCTCAGCGAAGGCTTGAACACTTACCCATACAAAGTCGATCTCGATGAGTCGGTGCTGATGCGTATGGATGCTGGCAAGAAAGCCGATTACCACAAGACGCTCATCGACGGCAGCATCGAGACGATCAACGATGCGCGCATGTCGTTCAATCTTGCGCCTTTGGCTGGTGGGAATACCGTGTACATGCAAATGCAGGACATGCCGTTGGATCAGGTTCGCAACAACGTGCTTCCGAGCCCTGTGACCAATCCTGCGAGCGAAGATGTCGATCCAGTAGACCAGGCGTCCACAAATCAGCTAGTCCAGCAAAGCACCGACAAGGCACTAGTCAGTCTATGGAAGGTGGCACCGGAGACGTTACATGCTTGATATCGAACGCTTCGTTGGTGAACTGCAAGAGTACATTGCTCGCGCAATCAAACCGCTCTCTGCTCGAATAGAGAGCCTTGATGCAGAATGCAAGGCTCTGCGCGAGCAGATGGCCGAGAAGCGCATTGACGAGGATTGTGTCGTCGAGAAAGTGCTTGGCTTGATTCCTCAGCCCAAAGACGGCGAGCCAGGCCAGGATGCTGACATGGAAGCGCTAAAGGCCCACCTTGGCGAACTGGTGAAAGCTATTCCTGCGCCTGCTGACGGCCAGAGTGTGACCATCGATGACGTAGCGCCGATGATTCGGGATGAGGTGGCAAAGGCAGTTTCCGAGGTTCCGCCGGCGAAGGACGGCGAATCGGTCACTGTTGATGACGTGCGTCCTGTTCTGGCTGAACTGGTTAGCAAGGCCGTAGCCGATCTGCCTAAACCTCAGCCTGGCAAAGACGCCGACATGGATGCGCTGCGCGCTCACCTCGACGGCCTGGTCAAGTCGCTTGAACTTCCGAAGGCGGCCAGCGTGGAAGAGGTTTCCGCATTCTTCGAACGCCGATTCTCTGACCTTACGCTTCACTGGGAGCGCCAGGTACGCGAGGACACCAGCAAGGCCCTTGATCGAATCCCGGCGCCAAAGGATGGCCGTGATGCGCTGCCGTTGGAGTCGTTTGACCTCGCGCTTGGCGAAGACGGTCGAACCGTCACCGTTAAGATGCAAGCCGGCGAAACCGTGATCGAGAAGTCGGTGAAGATTGCTTCGGTCATGGACCGAGGCGTCTACAGCAGCGAAGGCAGCTACGAGAAGGGCGACGGCACCACCTATGGCGGCTGCTACTGGATCGCGCAGAAGGATGCCCCGGCTGGGGCTCCAGGCGCTTCTGCCGATTGGCGTATGGCCGTGAAAAAAGGACGCGACGGGAAAGACTTGCGCGACAGTGCATCGAAGCATGACCCGAGCAAGGGCGTGAAGATCCGCAAGGATGAGGATGACGACGAATGATGTACGTCACCCTGGAGCGCGCCAAGGCCCATCTCGGGATGGACCATGATGAGGATGATACCCTCATCAGCGCTTACATCTCTGCGGCATCCGGCGCCGTGAAGAACTACCTGAAGTCTGCGTCTGCTTACGAGGTCGAACGCGACAGCAACGATGATCCGGTGCTGGATAGCAATGGCGATCCTGTATATGCCCGCGATAGCAACGGGGCCAAAGAAGTTCGTCTTGAGGTGCAGCAGGCCGTACTGCTGCTGATCGGCTTCTTCTACAAGGACCGAGACGAGAACCCTGATGGAGCTTTTGAGCAAGGCTACCTGCCAAAGCCTGTTACGGCACTGCTCTATCCACTGCGTGACCCGGCTCTGGCGTAGGTATCGGACATGAGCTTGAAAGCAGGCCGTCTCCGTCATCGCGTAGACATACAGTCCAAGGTTCAGACGCAAGATCCGCAGACTGGCGAGATTATCGAAACGTGGGTTACTACCTGGCCCCAGGTTCCGGCAGAGATTGCACCTTTGAGCGTTCGAGAGTACATCGCTGCGCAGGCGATCCAGTCGAACATCAGCGCCCGAATCGTGATTCGGTATCGGGAGGGCATGCTGCCGACGATGCGTATCCTGCACAAGGGCCGCATCTATAACCCGGCTGGCTGGCTTCCTGATCCAGTGCGCGGCAATGAGTACCTGACCGCGCCTTGCTCTGAAGGAGTTAACGATGGGTGACCTCAGGCTCATAGACCGTCCGGAAAAAGATTGGCAATTCGAGGTAATGGACACCTGCGTTCTTAACAGCGGAAGTCCACTACTACTGGTTGAGCAGGTCTTTGGAAATGGTGATCGTGGTGTCACCTGGATAGATGAAGATGGCGTTCAGCAACATGCGCGGTTTCCATCTATCTGCCTCCGGCCGCATTTTCTCCTCAGGGTTATTGGCGGCTAATGACATCATTGCGCTGGGCTGGCTGCACCGTCGTGTGCATCGCCAGCGGACCTTCTTTGACCGCTGAAGATTGCTCTATTGTTCAAGCGTCTGGCCTCCCAACGATAGCCGTTAACACCAGTTGGAAGCTGGCAAGGTTCTGCGACGTGATCTATGCCGGCGACTCTTGCTGGTGGGAAGCCTATGGCTCCGAGATCGACATTCCGGCAGAACGCTGGAGCTGCACTCGCCAGGCTATGCAGCGCTTCGGCGTGAATCATCACGTCGTCTATGGCGAGTACAACAGCGGCATGCGTGCGATTCAGTTCGCGATATGGCAGGGGGCTAAGCGGGTTCTTTTGCTCGGCTACGACTGTTCGCTTGAGCACGGAACGCATTGGCACGGCGAGCACGGAAAGACGAAAAATCCTGACTCGAAGAAGGTCGGGCAGTGGCATCGACAGTTCGGCCAGGTCTCGGCAGAGGCTAAAACGGCCGGCGTCGAGGTCGTGAACTGCTCGCGCAGCACAGCGCTGTCCTGTTTCGAGCGAATAGGCCTTGAGGAGGCGCTTTGTTCATTCGCGGAATGATGGGCTTGGGGGATGGAATCTTTCAGCGTGCCTTCGTCAAGAACTACCCGGGCGCGTATCTAGAAACTCCATGGCCTGAGCTGTATAGCGATCTGGACGTGAAGTGTGTTCGACCTGATACGCAGCTCAGGACGCAGGCCAAAAACATCGGTCGGCACAGTCAATGGCACGCTCCAGCGTCGGGTGGAATGCTGCGTATCGCCTACCACCGTGAGCCAATCGTCCAAGGCATGCGGAAATGCTTCCGTGTGAATCCGAAGGAGTTCGACCTTCCTGATTTCGGTCCTGCACCGGTTGAGGGTCGCTATGTCCTAGTGAGGCCCGCGACAGTTCGCGCTGAATGGCGTGCAGATACGCGAAACCCACTTCCCGAGTACATCGCCAGCGCTTCGGCAGAAATGCGCCGCAGGGGCTGGAAAGTGGTGTCTGTGGCCGATCTCGAAGAGGGCAAGGAATGGGCCGTGGGCGAACTGCCTCCTGCTGATATGCGCTTCCACAAGGGCGAGCTTCGCGTAACGCAATTGCTGTCTCTGCTACAGCACGCAGATGCCGTGATCGGCGGTATTGGCTGGATCGTCCCAGGCAGCATTGCCGCCAAGGTTCCGGCCTGGATCATCTGCGGGGGGCAGGGCGGTTTCAACGCTCCTGAAATGATCACCGATCCATGCATGGACCTGTCCCGCATTACTTTCGCGGTCCCTGACAGGTTCTGCCGCTGCACCCTCAAAGAACACAACTGCGACAAGAGAATCACCGACTATGACCGCAAGTTTGCCGCATGGGCTGACCGACTGTCTGCTCTGGTCTGAGGAGCTTGGAATGGGTTTCCATCCGCGTCCTCCGATGGACTATAGCGGGCCGTATTTCGAGAAGTATCAGGCGCTTGATGCAACGCCGATGGGCGCTGCCTTGACCGCGGCACGCGTAGACATGGTGCGGCGTCATTTCGATGGTGAAGTGCTCGATGTAGGCATCGGTGGTGGACGATTCGTCATTGAGTCTGGCGGCAAGGGCTTCGACGTGAACGAAGAGGCTGTGCAGTGGCTGAAGAGCCGTAACGCATATGCCGATCCGTACAAGGGTGTGGCCGCCATCACATGCTGGGATAGCCTGGAGCATGTTCCAGATCCCGAGGCCCTGGTTCGCTCTGTCGGCGAGTGGGTATTCGTCTCCATGCCCGTCTACAAGGACCAGGCCGATTGCCTGAAGTCGAAGCACTTCAAGCCAGGCGAACACCTCCACTATTGGAGCGTGCGCGGCCTGATCGGCTGGTTTGCAAAGATGAACTTCGGGTGCGTCGAGATCAACGAGCGCGAATCCGATCTCGGGCGAGAGGGAATCACCAGCTTTGCGTTCCGGAGATTCCATGGCTAGCGACTATGTGGAGTACAAGCTGCGCGGTGCCGACGACATCGTAGAGCGCTTCCGCAGGCTTTCCACAGAGGTGCGCCGGCAAGTGGCAGTACCAGCAGCTAAGGATGCAATGGAAATCGTTCTGAATGATGCAAAGGACAGAGCGGATAGGGTAGATGATCCATCAACTCCAAACTACATCCCCGCAAACATTGCTCTTGTTGAAAGGAAAAGGCTAGGGCAGGAACTAGGCGCTGCTTATGTTTCTGTAGGCGTTCGTCGTAGACGGCGCGGACAGGGTGGCGGAAACACCTTCTATTGGTGGTGGGTCGAACTTGGAACTGAACGATCAGCGCCGCATCCTTTTATCCGTCCAGCTCTTGAGCAGAACCGAGACGCTATTTTCCGAGAGTTCATTAGTTCAGCTAGATACCAACTGATTAAACTGGGTGAGTACTGATGTATCCACCAATTTTCGTCAAGGTCGCCGCTGATCCTGGAGTGACTGCGCTTCTTGGATCATCGCCGGTCAGGTTCTTCCCTTTTGGACAGGCAACACAGGGCGTTCAGAAGCCCTATGCGGTGTGGCAGCTGGTCTCCGGCGGGATTCCCTATAACCACCTAAATTGCAGGCCAGGTGGCGCTCGGTATCGTATTCAGATCGATGTATATGCGAGTACGGCATCAGCGGCTCGTTTGGCGGCGGATGCCATAGAGCATGCCATCGAACTCGACTGTCATGTGGTCAGCTATAACGGCGAATCCCGAGATCCAGAAACCCAGAATTACCGATCCAGCTTCGATGTGAACTGGATCGAACCACGCTCCTAGGCCTCGTCGAGAGACGCGCCTACAAAGCCGCCCCTAGTCACGTCGGGAGACGTTGCGACAGGGCGCACCAAATTACAAGCCCTGGCAAATGCCGGGGCTTTTCATTTCCTGCGCAAGGGAAACGACTGCCGGGAGGCAGCCGCCAGACCGCTGTGAAGCGGCCATATCCAGTACTGGAGATTTATCGATGGCAAAGAATAATGTGGTCAAAGCTCAGGGCACTGACCTTTACTTTATTGACCCTGACACGCATGTCGTAATGAATGCAGGATGTATCACGTCGCTTTCCGGAATCGACACCTCGATTGATCAGATTGAGACAACCTGCCTAAATGAGACCGCGCGTAGCTATGTTGCTGGCTTGGCAACCCCTGGCACTGCCACCTTCAGCATCAACACAAACCCTAAAGACCCTGTTCATATTCGGCTTCTCGAACTGAAGAATGCAGGTGTGAGTCTTGATTGGGCGGTTGGCTGGTCTGATGGAACGTCTGCTCCTACCGCCGTACTTGATAGTTCCGGTGAATATGATTTTGACGTGCCGGCAGACCGCTCCTGGCTGCTTTTTGAAGGCTATATGAATAGCTTCAGTTTCGAGTTTGCACAGAACGCTGTCGTTACTTCCAGCATCGGCATTCAAGTATCTGGAGAGCCGGTGCTTATCCCGAAATCCACGAGCTAAGGAAAATAAATGACTGACTTCAGCCTAGACCTGATCAAATCCACTGGGGCGGTGATTGGCGCTCCGGTGGAGAAGGAAATTTCCTTCTATGTTGGAGGTGAGACTCATAAGGCAAAAGTTTATGTGCGGCTCGCGTCTTATGATCAGGCCCTTAGAGAATTCGAGCTTCAAAAGCAGGGCAGTGACGTACTTGTCTCGCGACTTATGACTTCCATCGTCGACAAGAAAGGGGATCCAGTGTTCACGGAAGAAAGTCAGATCACTGGCGATCCAGAGACTGGCGACGGGAAGCTTTGCGCAAGCCTCTTCTTCTCTTTGCTAAAGGCTGTAAGTGATGCGAATGGGTATACGGAAGACGAAGTAAAAAACTAACTCCCTCCGATGTCTTCTGGCATGAACTTGTCTTGGCAGGCATCGGGGGGAGGACAGTTTCTGAAGCAAAATCGCGCATGAGTTACAGAGAGGCCCAGCAATGGGCCTCATACATAAGAGCGCATGGTCCTATCAGTCATTCGAGGCGGATTGAATCAATGCTAGCTCAGGTCTGCTGGGTAATTCAGGCAGTTCACGGAGGGAAAATGTCACCCTCTGACTTCCTGCCTGGATACGGGGCAGTGGAAGACGAAGAGCCAGAAGCAACAATCGAACAGTTTGCCGCTATTTTGAACATGGCTCGCATTAACTGAACAGTTTATGTCTTATTTCCTGGAGTAGTAATGGCTACTGATTCCCTTGGTACGCTGACGGTCGACTTAATAGCCAATACAGGCGGCTTTGAGCGTGGCATGGATGCAGCTGAGCGCCGAATCGCCAGTACTACTCGCGCGTTCCAGCGACAAGAACAAGCTGCTGAGCGCCTGGTTGGCCGTATTGACCCCGTAGCTGGGGCGATCAACAGGCTGGTACAGGAACAGACTGAGCTTGAGAGACATTTCAGAGCTGGCATCATCCCTGCTGGAGAGTTTGAGAGACTTAACAGAATTCTTAATGACCAGTTGGATGCGGTCCAGCGCGGAAACAGGGAAATGGCCTCGGGTGCAATGAGCGCCCGTCAGTACCAGGCTGCTTTACGTGGTGTTCCTGCTCAATTTACCGATATAGCTGTCAGTCTTGCGTCTGGTCAACAGCCTCTAACTGTTCTGCTACAGCAAGGTGGTCAGCTAAAAGATATGTTTGGTGGCGTAGTTCCTGCCGCACGCGCATTAGGCGGGTATATCGCTGGTCTGATCAATCCTGTAACCGGCCTTGCCGCTGCTGTTGGCGTGCTCGGGATATCCTTCATTGATGCAGAACGGGAAGCTGCGGCCTTCAACAAGGCAATTTTCGCAGGTAATAATGCGGCAGGTGTGAGCGGCTCTGGCCTTTCTCAGATCGCAGAGCAGGCATCGGCGGTAACAGGCTCGCTGTCAAACGCGAATAAAGCTGCCATCGCGTTGGCTTCTAGCGGAAAAGTTGCTGCAAGCCAGCTTCAGAGCCTGACAGAAGCCACCATTGCGATAGCTCAATTCACAGGTAAAGAAGTTGATGATGTAGCAAAGTCCCTATCAGGGATGGGAGATAGTGCTACTGATGCTGCTGCAAAAATTAGTGAGCAATATGGTCTTTTGACCTATGAACAGTACCAAGTAATCAAGTCGATTGATGAGCAGGGCAATAGTCAAAGAGCTTTAGACGTACTTGGAGAAGAGCTAAATAGGAATGCACAGGAGCGCCTGAAGCAGTACCGGGAATCTCTCTCTGATATTGAGCGTGATTGGATAGATATCAAGACGGCAATTACGAATACATACACTGCAATCAGATCAGAGATTTTCCCAAACCAGAATCAGCAGATTGAGCAGATCCAGAGAATTCTTCAAACCCGCCAAGAAGGAGGTGTTCTAGGAACTATATCTGGTGCTTTTGGGTTTGGTGATAACTCTACGGAGTCACTTCAGAAGCAGCTTGATTCTCTTGTTAAGCAGAGGGATGCTTCCGCAAAACAGGCAGAAGAGCAAGCGAAGATCACCAAGTCTAACCAGGATCGAATTGAGGCATCGCGGGCATGGGAAAAGGAGAGCGAAAAGTACCTATCCAGCCGGGCAAAGATGGAGAAGGAAATTTCCGCTGCTCGCGAACTCGGAAGGAAGGCAGGTCTCAATGAGATTGAAATAGAAGACCGCATTGCTCAGATTAGAAAGAGCTATGAAGAGAAGCCTTCTTCTCGTTCCGGCTCCTTAGATGCTGGCCAGCGCATGCTTGATAGTCTGCGTCAGCAATATGCTTCGATGCAGGCGCAGCTTGAAGCAACCGAGAAGCTCGGCACACAAGCTCAAGCTTTGGTGAAGTGGGAGCAACAACTTGCTGATCTGAAATCTCGCGGCAGTCTTTCGGCTGATCAGAAAGCGCTTCTTGCAAATGCTGACCTGATCACTGCGCAACTTAAGCGGAATGCTGCCCTGGAAGATGAGCTGAATACGCGTAAGGAAATTCAGAAAACTCTGGATGACTACAAGCGGCTCAATGAGTCATTGCGTACAGATGCTGAAAAGCAGTTAGACCTAACCCGTCAGCGCTTCGAGATTCTTGACAAAGCGCGTCAGGCCGGAATATCTGATGATGACTACCTTCGAACCGCAGAACGGATCGTAGCTTCTTCTACCACAAAGGCTCCGACTTTTTCAGGTGTTGATGCTGTTGTTGCAGGGCCTCAAGGTGAACTTGATAAGCTTGACAAGGCTCAGGAAGATCTTGAGGCCTGGTATGAGCAGCAACTTGAAATCCTGAACGAGAACAGAGAGAAGCGGGCAGAGTTGAACGCTTCTTGGGATGAGCAGGAGCTAAAGTTAAAGCAAGAGCACGAAGATGCTATGGCTGCCATTGAGCAATCTCGCCAACAGATCACGCTTAGCGCAAACGAACAATTCTTCGGAAATCTCAGCGGGTTGGCGAAAACGTTCTTTGGCGAGCAGTCCGGCCTGTATAAAGCGGCGTTCGTTGCGGAAAAGTCATTCGCAATCGCAAAGACACTGATCAACGTTCCAAAAACCGCATCAGATGCTTACTCAGCCATGGCGGGCATCCCTGTTATTGGTCCAGCACTGGGGATTGCGGCTGCCGCTGCGGCTGTTACTGCACAGCTTGCCCAGGTTGCAGCAGTGAAGAACGTAAACCTATCTGGCATGGCTCACGATGGAATTGACTCAGTTCCGGAGACCGGCACCTGGTTACTCCAGAAGGGCGAGAGGGTGACGACGGCAGAGACGAGCGCAAAGCTCGACAGGACGCTTGATGACGTTCGTTCAAATCAGAGTAGTGGTGGCGCGCCGACCATAAACCTGATTGAGGACCGCAGCCGCGCGGGGCAAGTCAATACTCGCCGCCAGGATGACCAGTACATCATTGATGTTGTGGTGGCAGACCTTCTCGGTGATGGCCGTTCGTCGAAGGCTATTGGCAGTTCGTTTGGCGTGCGCAGGAGCGGAACATGATTCAGTACCCGAACATTCGTCCGCCGCTGCGCGAGGGCTATGGGTTCAACCCAGTAAGCCCGCTGGCTCGTACAGAGCTTCAAAGCGGGCGTGCCAGGCAGCGGCGTAGATTCACCAGCGTTCCAACTATGGCGTCTGTTCGTTGGCGGCTAACTGCTACCGAGGCGATGCTCTTCGAGGCATGGTTTCGTGATCAGTTGGTTGATGGCTCGCAGTGGTTTGAATGCCCTCTCAAGACGCCAGAAACACCGAATGGTCTACGGACATACGTAGCCCGTTTCACGGATATCTATGACGGCCCTGACCTGGTGAGTGGGAGCCTTTCGCTCTGGGACTTCACGGCGACCCTAGAGTTGCGTGAGCGCCCGATCCTTGATCCAGGCTGGACCATTCTTCCGGAATTCATCCTGCATCCAGACATCTTCGATATCGCGATGAACCGGGAATGGCCTGAAGCATGACGATCCTTGAACGCTTCTACGCCTCGGGCGGTAAGGAGTGCGCGATTGCAACGGTCGAGCTGACTTGCCCTATCTGGACTGCTCCTATCTTGGTGTGCCAGGGCTTCGAGGATCAGACCTGCGTTACTGAAGATGGGCGTACGCTGACCTTTTTGGCTTCTGGCATCGATGTATCAATCCCTAAGCGAGATAACAGCGGGAACCAGTCTGTCGGGTTCGCCATCGACAACGTGATGGGTATCGCCCAGCAGCGTATCAACGAGGCGATTGATGCCGGAGAGACGATTACGTTGATGCTGCGGATCTATCTCGACACCGACCTATCTGCGCCGGCTGAGCGCCCCTATCGCATGCGCGTGAAGGGTGCAGATTTCGAAGGCGTGACTGTCCAGGTCGAGGCCGGATATTACGACCTAATCAACACTGCCGCTTGTCGTTTGATCTATGACGTACTGAATTTCCCTGGACTGAAGTACTGGCCCTAAGACCATGCCGAACAGATACCTCTCCGCCATCTACGAGGAAGGCGGAAGGGCTCTGCCACGCGTGGATTGCTGGGGCCTGACGATCATCGCTAGGTCTGAGCTTTTCGGTCTTCCCATGCTCAGTGACTTCGGTGCGGTTACGCGTAAGTCGATTCTCAACTTCCAGCGTTCTTACCGCGCCGAGGTAGGGCGGGCGCTGGAGGAATGCCAGCCATTCCCTGGAGCAATTGCAGCGGCATTTCGTGGGCAGGCATGCGTGCATGTTGGCCTGGTTGTCGATGTCGATGGGTGTCAGCGAGTTCTGGAGACGAATCCAGGCTGCGGCGTATCGCTAACGCCATTGCGCACTTTCACCGATCAATACACCAAGGTGATCTTCTACCGTGATCGAAATTTATCCGAGCAGGCTTGACGGCGAGCCGCTGGAGCGGCATCCGCTCGTCCGTCCGATGTCCATTCGCGCGTGGCTGGTCGAGAACGTAAAGAACTACTCGGATCAAGAGCGGCCGCCTATCAGTATTGGGATTATTCCTGCTGAGGTTGAGCGCTGCGAAGACTTAAGTGATGCGCAGAAGCGCGCGCATGAGGAACTGATCCAACCATCTGAATGGGGCGCTCGAATCATTGAGCGAGGCGATGTTGTTCGCATCTATCCGGAGCCGCGCGGGACCGATCCGTTCACGATCACAGCTGCGCTGTTCAAAGGTGCGCAATCCGTTTTTCGGATGTTCATGCCCCAATTGCCTGGTATGCCGACGAACCCAGGGCAAGGCGCGTCGCTGTCTGAAACAAGTGCGCGCGGGAACAAAGTAAAGCTCGGCGATGCGATCCGCGAAGTCGCCGGCCGTCGCCTGATTTATCCCGACTATATCCTGCCGCCCAGGAAGTATTTCGCCGGTCCTCGTGAGCAGTGGACCGAAATGCTGTTGTGCATTGGGCGTGGTCGATTCCAGATCGCCGAAGGTGCTGCGAAAATCGGTGACACGTCATTCCTGGCGCTTGGCGCCGATGCCTCGTTCCAGATTTTCGAACCAGGGCAGAACGTCAGTGGACACCCCGCCTCGATCTGGTGGCATCTAGTTGAGGAGGTTGGCGCGAGTTCAACCGGCAACGCCGGTCTTGACCTGACCGAGAGTTCCAATCTCACGCCGAACCCCTCGGCAACTACGTTCACGTTCTCCGGAACGAACATCATCATTTCTGCCGGTGCGGGGTCGTTCCCCTCTGACTGGGTTGCGGGGACGATCCTGCGGGTTGAGGCGATGTACCCCTATTCGGTGAACGATGGCGGCGGGACGAATCGCGACGTCGTGACTGGGGATATCGCCCAGCTCGGGCTGGATGTTGGCGACGAGATCGAGGTTGTTGGCACCAACGGCGGCCTCTATCTGGTGAACGACATCACCTCCACGTCGATGACGCTCAACTACAGCAACGGTTCGCCGGCCAATGCATTGCAGACCGGCTCCGGCAATGCAGCAATCGGCCCGCGTGGCCTGCGCTATCGGATCACGGCGTACAGCGCGCAGCAACTCACCGTCGAGCGCCTGACCAGTGCGGGCGGTGTCGATGTTGACTGGCCTGGATTCACCGCTCTCAACTCGTCTACGTCCCGAGTCACCATCGATCCAACAAGCCTAGAAGGGGGCTGGCGCGGCCCCTTCCCGGCGTGCCCTGTGTCGGAGAAGACGAGCTTCGTCGAGATCGACGTATTTTGCCCGGAAGGCCTGTGCGGTGTAGGTAGGGAAGGGCAGATCTACCAGATCCGCACCTATTACGACATCCAGTGGCGAGACATGGCCATCGGCGGTGCATGGACGACGGTCAGCAAGAACCACGCAGGGAGTTCATTGGATCAGCAAGGATTCACGGACGGCATCTCGCTGCCGTACATGATGCGACCCGAATTTCGCATTCGAAAAGTGTTCGTCAACCAGGGTGGCAACTCAACATCCGAGTATCGAGACCGCACCCAGTGGTACGGGATGCGCGCACGCCTTCAGGCTCCATCGTCCTACGCCGGTGTCACGACGATGGCTGTTCGGTATCGGTCGTCTGACCGCATCGCTGCGCAGACCGAAAGCCGCGTCTCGGTAGAGGCTACCCGTATGCTGCCGACTCGGCAGAACGGCGCGTGGACACCCGAGATTGCAACGCGGGACATTGTTCCTTTCATCTGTTACATCGCGAAAGAACGCGGCTATACCGATGCCGAACTTGACCTTGAAGAGCTTGACCGGCTGGACGCCATATGGAAGTCCCGCGGCGATACGTTTGACATGATTTACGATAGCACAAGCATAACTGTAAAGCAGATTCTTCAAGAGGCTTTGGCTGCTGGATTCTCTGAGCTAACTATCAAAAGAGGAGTTATCAGCGCTGCCAGGGACGAGCCGAGGACTTTGTACGGTCACATGTACACTCCTCAGAACATGACACAGGCGCTAAAGATAGGAAAAAGCGCGCCATCAGAAGATGATTATGATGGTGTGGATGTAGAGTTCGTAAACTCTAGCGGCTGGATCGAAGACACTATCCAATGCAGGCTGCCAGAAGATGTTGGTCGTAAGGTCGAGAAAATCAAAGCCGCAGGAATTACTGACAGGAATAGAGCATATCGATACGGTATGCGGCGGCGTATGGTTCAGAAGTATCGAAGGACGAACTACACATTCTCGACTGAGCTTGACGCGCTGAATAGCGAGTATTGGGATTATGTTGCTCTTGCTGATGATGTGCCAGGCTTTGGGCAAAGCGCTCTATTGCTCGGTGCTATAAATACCGGTTCAAACTGGCTGTTAAAGTCAAGCGAGCCATTTGATTGGTCGGCACCTGGCCCTTATGTGGTCGCTATTCGCCGTCCTGATGGAACGCTTTCTGGGCCTTATAGTGCTAGTCGCTTTGACGAATACCACCTAGTGGTTCCGGCGCTAGATTTCACCCCTGATACATCGTGGGACATTGAGCCGCCGCATCTGCTTTTTGGCACGTCAACTCGTTTTGCTTACCCCGCGCTGATTAGCTCAATAGATCCTGATGGATTCTCAGGAGCCTCTGTTCAAGCCGTTAACTACGATGAACGCGTCTACACATACGATAACGCCATCGCTCCAAACTGATCGCACACACAAATCCAGAGCCCGCCATAGAGCGGGCTTTTTCATGCCCGGAGAATTTGCATGACTACGTATGCCACCGGCAATCCGCTTGGCTCCAAAGACCCGCGTGATATGTCCGACAACGCCGAGAACTTCGACGCGTCGATGAACGACCGGGTAAATACCACGTGGGATGACCGTTTCGGCGTTAGTCGTCCTACAATGAAAGGGTATGAGGAACAGTTCAATGATTGGCTGGATGCTCAGGGGTTCGAGCCTGGATTTCTTGAATATGTAGATGGCTCTCCGCTTACAGTAGATCGTCCTACTCAACTTATTCAGCGTGACGGAAATCTCTATAGCGTAAAACGACCCGCAGATTTTCCGGTTAATCTCACGGGCAATTGGTCCACTGACCAGAATTTACTTGTTGCTCAAACTGACCAGTCACTTCGTCAAGATCTAGCTGATTCAGACGGAGGTACAAATGTAGGTTTCCGGAGCAGGACTGTAGATGCAAAGCTGAATGAGCTTATTTCGTTTGCAGATTTCGGGGCTGTTGCTGATTATTCTGGAGTTCCAGAGTATGACGGAAACGACGCTTCAAGAATCACCGCAACCGACAACACGACTGCGTTTTCCGCATTGATCGCTGAGGCAATCAGTCGTGGCGATTCATGCGTCCATATTCCGGCTGGCCATTGGGGTATCAAGACTGGTCAACTTAACTTCAGCAATTTCGAGAAAATTAGAATCGTTGGTGATGGTATTGACACAACCATCATTGACTTTATTCATGAGTACGCGCCAGTAACTGGTGGCGGGTATGTTACTAACGACATTGCCCATGCCATTGCTAAGTTCTCGTCTGGAGATAGTATTGAATTCTCAAACCTGACCATCAAGGGCACGACCAAGAAGGGGCTTGTGACCGGCGCTCCAGGCTCAAACTGGACGTATGAGGGTGCTGTGTGGGGATTTATCCTGCAAAACGTGAATCGCATTCGGCTTGATCGTGTTCGCGTAGAGCATTTTAACTATCGTGGATTCTCTATGTATGGGCCTGAGACTAAAGAGGTAATCATCAACGAGTGCGAAGGGTTCTACAACGTAGGTTCAGGTTTCTGGGTCGAAGATACTGACTCCCTTCTGGTAACTGGCGGAGAGTTTGCATACAACGGCATTTCAGGAGAGGTCGGAACCGGCTACGGAGTAACTGGCTCTACTCGCGTTGGAAACATGGTTGTGAGTGGCGGGTACTACCACCACAACTACCGTAAGGGGCTGGATACACACGGCGTACATCATTTCCGTCTTCTTGGCGGACTGTTCCAGGCAAACATATACAGTCATTGCGACGTTCTTCGTTACGCAACTGATCCAACCGGTTGCACAACGCAAATTAAGGGAGCTACCTTTACCTCCGGCGTTGATACTGACGAACAAGCCTGGATTCTCGCAGAGTACAACCTGCGCAAAACCAATGGATACACATTTGCAGGCGGCCATGTTTTTCGAGTAGTCGACAACTCACCCGGAAAGAGTGTCTCGGTTCATGTGAGCGAAATCGCTGTTCGTGGCCACTACGCCCCGCAGCGTACCGTTGGGTTCACCGAAGGTGGGCCGGTCCCGTTCCAGTTCTCCACGACGCTCGGTCGCATATCGTGGATTGGAAATGAGATCGATCTGACTGGATATGAGTTCTCGGCCTCTGGAACCTTTGGAACGCACTGTCTATTTGATGGCCTGGCTGCCGAATTCGAGTTCAAGGATGGACTACTAAACTGTCCGGCAGATGGCGCTTTCACAAATACGACAACAGGCCTCTCCGACAAGGGCAATGTGTTTATTCTCCAAGGTGTTTCTACTTACACCTCTAGGGTATCGTTCGATAACTGGAGGGTTCGCGTTAATAACCTGTACTTGTCTTCGGCAGCTTCTTCTGTGGGGACGGGTGCTACTCGACAGAGTATCAACTGGGCAAACACAGGAAGAATCGTAACGAACTGCTCTTTCGGTTGGGCCACTGAGCCGTACACAGCGCTCGCGCCACTTGAGCGATTCAACAATATTCACTTCCTCGGAGCCTGGCAAGCTGGCCCTCTGAATAGCTCACTTTCGTATCTGAAGAATAACTATGTTATTACCGGAGGTCGTACGTATGCCCTTCCTGATGATAGCCTAGCAGTATTGAACAACCGTAAGCCTTACTCTTTCCCCAATGTGACTAAAGCGCTTGGTGCTCAGGTGTTCTCTATTGTGATGGATAAACAGTCTGGAAGCTTGGTCAAGATTTCTACAGGACTGAGCGGAGAGGAACTGAACATTTCCGTCTACAGCGGCGACTTCACGGGTATTTCCGGATCTGGTTCTAACCCATATCTTGAGTTCGATTCTGCTGATCCGAACTACCTAGTGAATGGAGTAGCCAAGCTGCGTCTGAACGTAAAAGCAAAGATCGCTTTAAACAACATAAATCTGTTTGGGGAGATTTGGGCGTATGGACGATATCCGTCACTCGGCATCGAGTACGTGTTTGCTACCTAA